CAATGGCTGCACCGTTCTCGTCAATGATCTTCATGGTTCAAAACCTCCTTTCTCATGCCACGCGCTTCCAGATGTGCACATAGTAGGCGGCAGGCTGCACGGTGGCGCTGCGGCCGTAGATTGAGTTCGAGCGGGAAGCATCAAAGTAAACATCATACGTCGAACCTGAATCACCCCTGTAGCCACCCCAAGAAGTATTGATTTCTACGAATTTTAAAGCTCCCGATGATTTCAAAGACGCTTTTGAACCACGGAATGGGGAGGAATCTGCGTTTGCTTCTATTAAGCTGCCCGTGATGTTCGGCAGTCCAGCCTCCACGGTGGTGCCCGCTGCGTGGGCGTAGGACGCACCCATCAGCACCCGGTTCTGCGCGATCTCCTGCCAGCTGCCGCCGAACAGAGCGGCGGGGCTGGTACTGCTGACTGTTTGAAAAATACTGCCCACGGGGTAGGCGGTTAGTTTGTCCACTTCTGGGATTACAATGTCAGCACTCAGCGTACCATCGTCGGCCACAGAAAGTCCACTACCAACCTTGATTCCGCCGAGTGTTGTGGATGTGGCCGGGCGAATATTCAAATTCTTTAGGGCTTCGCCAACTGCCTTTGCGTCAGCTGGGGCATTTTCTACCGTTAGCGTCTTATCGGTGCTTACGATGGCGGCGGCACGATCGGCGGCATCTTCTGCTTTTTTCTGTGCAGCCTCCGCTCCGGTCTGGTGTTCCTGCGCAGCATTTGCAGACGCTTTCGCATTTTTTTCGCTCTCCGCCGCATTTGACGCGCTCGTGACTGCTTTATCTAAGTATTCTTTCAAATCGGCCTTAACAGCGTTCGCAGAATTTGTAGCCGCTTGTTCTGCTTTAGCCCTTTCGGATGCAGCAGCCTGCGCTGCTGAAACGGCTTCTTCTTTTGCGTTAATTGCTCCCGCAACAGTACTCAGCTCGTTTAAGGTGGCTGCATTGATTGGCGTTCCTTCTTTTGTTGGCTCGTCATTTCGGATAAGAGTGACAATTTCGGATGTTCCATCCGATTTTACCATTGTCCACCGACCCGGATATTTCGCCACACGGTCTTCAAAAACCATATTGTCCATCTCCTGTCATGTATTCACCGGAAAACGTAACGTATGTTTTAGCAAGCGTTTCAATGTCGAACAAAATTTGCTCAATTTGATTCATCGTTGAAAAATCGAGTTTGTTCATGCTTTCTGGCGTATCTGCAATAACAGATGGGCCAGAGCATTTAGCGCGAATGGAGTTGATGTTAGAAAGCCAACGTGTTGCATCGGAGATTTTCATATATCCATCGACTGTCCAATCAATCCGAACAGAAACAGACGCGCCAACAATGGAGCCAAGCTCTTGAATGCCGGATTCTATGCGGTTAAAATCCGTATAGCTTAAAGCGCCCTTCATTCCGGCAAGCCATTCCGATTGTTCGACTTTTGTCCACGTGCCTGTTCTCGCCTTTGCGGTAATTTCTTTCACGCTGTCAACATCTGATTGCGTTCGGTCTGTAATCCAACGAGCCATAAATTATTCTTCCTCAACTCTGTTTTGATACCCGATAGGCAAATTGCTCGGAACGGTAAACATGTAATGATAGCAATTGCGGTCATCGTTGCCAGAACCGATACAGTCATAAAAAAATAATTCGTCTTTGTCATCATAACTAAGATGTGCTCTGTCCCAATACTTTGAAACAACGATAGAACGATAATAGATATCCCCAACAGAAGGGCCCATGCCCCAATATTCAAGATGGGTAATGGGAGTTCTCGTCCACTGCTCATACGGGCTGTAAACGTTTTCGTCCATAAAAAAAGGATTTCTCAGAAGTTCTTTTGCTGTAGGGAGCGGGCTTCCTTCTGCGTTGCATCCATAACCCCAAATTTCGTTAATACCACTACTGTTATCGGGAAATCCGTAGTATATTTCTTTTGCGGAAGGTAAAAATATACTGCGAGATAGAGTAGACACAGCAGAAGGTACGTAATTGTTAGAATCATTTTTTTTGAAAGCGGGGGTATAATAAAAAGTAGTTTTGCCGATTTTTTTCTGCATAAAATCAGAAAAAGAATTTTTTATGTTTCCGTTTAATAAGGCATCAATACTGCTGGTCGAATATTCTGCGGGAGTTGTCATTTTACTATCCCACGCAATGTTTTCTGTTTTCGCGTCTTTAAGAGCAAGAAGCGTTCTCCCTTTGCCATTTAATTCTGGCTCGTAATTATGCTTTGAGACAAGAAAAGCGGTATAAACGCCAGCGACGGAGATGTAAACGGTATCGCCTTCTTTGAGGTTGGAAATCTCATCCGCAATCGCAGTAGCATTGCAAGAAGCAGAAAGGCTCGCAACTGTAGCTGTAATCGTTGCATTTCCGCTGTGTAAATACGTAACGTTGCAGACAGATACGCCGCGTTCGTTCTTGATGACATTCAGCTCAACGATACCAGCGGGAGATGCATTCCAAACAATAACAGGGGAATCGGCAGATGCAGGGGTAAGCGTTGCAGTGAGCGTGATCGTGTCGGAAGGATGCAAGTAAATCTCAGAAGCATTGATTTGTAACGAATCAACATCTTCAATCATATACCCGGTAACGGAACCCTTGAAACTGCCATTAAACGTGTAAGAAACATCCGTAATCAACAAGTTAGAAGAATATCCAAACTGATGATTGAACTTGACAAAATCAAGAGCATCGTTGTGTGGGCTGGCACGATAAGACAGGGTGGCTTTTCGACGGTTAGAAAGCACTTTATAGCTTTCAGTTAGAACATTTTTTGGCTGGGAGACGATGGAAGAAGAGATAAGCGCGTTGTTTACACTTTGCGTAACGCCATCGCCAGTAGCGCCATTCGGATACAATGACGAAGCTCCATTTAGAGAGTAAGAGATGTTTTTTAACTTATTAGAAAAAGTGATTTCCGGATACTGATAATCATTGATTTCAGTGATTTCATAAATGTCGGACTTGTTTTCAGGAAGGTACGGAACCCGGTCAATCCGAATCTCACCGTTTCTTGTCTGATACAAAGCCATACCGGCTGCGTTAGCAGAAAGCTGTAGCACATCAGCGTTTTTATACGAAGAATTTCCGTTGCTAAAATCAGTTGTATAATCCTTCAAAGATTCGTTGATGTAATAGCTGATACCGGAAACATCAAGAAGTTCCAAAGCGTCATAACACATTTCGTATAAAGTTCCGCTTTTCCTTCCGGTGTATAGTGAATCGATTAAAAACGCCAAAGCATCGCGAGCTTCAAAGGAAGCGGTAATTCCATTAGAAGGAATACTCCAACTAGAAAGGTAAAACTTTCCTCCGTTAATCCATTCAGTCTGTCCGTCCAAGTCCATGCCATACTTTACAAAAACAGCTTGGCGTTCATACAAATACTTGTAGAGACCGTCAGGATTGATAGGATTCCATTTTTGATCGCTGTTATCAACGGAAAAAGAAATTGAATCCTTAGAAAGCTGGCCGGAAATTGGATCGCGTTTTGATTTATGGGAATACGACAGAAGGTCTGTTTTGCTAAATCTTACACGCTGTCCAAATTCTACTTGAGAAATACGAGCTCTTCGGTTTGGAATACACCATTCAAGAACCTCAATAACAACCGAGTCATAATTAGAAATCTCAAATTCAATTGAAGTTTCGACAGAATCGTTGTTGTCAATTTGCTTTTCCAAAAGAAGAGCGGTTCCTTTGTAAGCGGAAACTTTAAATGATTTTGCCCATTCATTTAAAATTTCAGACCAAATGATTGTCAGACCCGGTATTTTTTCTTCGTGGCTTTTACTAAAAGAAAATGTGATGGTTGGATGATTGGAGCTTGATACGCATTCACCGCTTACATAGCCGCATTCTTGATACGGTTCAGAATTCGGGACGATATCAAAGCTTCCATCTAAAACCCAAAAATTAGTTTCAGCAGTCGCGTAATTTCCAGAAGTGGAAATGTCCAGGTCAGTGATGGATGCCGCATTACTAAACACGGTTTGCGAACCTGAACTTGCAATAGCGTCCGTTTGCGCCGCATCATCAGCTGCATGATAAGTAATCTGAATAAAAGTTTCGGGTACAAGCGTATTATTATATTGTGAAAGCCACTTATCGGACGGCTTTACAGACATATAAAATCACCACCTTTAGACCTCAACTAGGCTCAAAGAACAATCCGTCCAGCCCATCACATTTCCGGTGTTTGGGCCCCTTCGCCACATTCCGGCTGTTCGATCGGAAACATACATCTGACGTGTAGAATAAGAAGCTGTTGCTTGATTGTAAAATCGTACCGTGCAATAAAAGTTTGTAGTGAATGGGCCGATGACGGAAGCCCATTGTTTTGCGGTAAGGTATTTCCACTTAAGAGCCACTTTTGCAACATCGTGTCGAACCACAGAGCCAACAACCTTGCCTTGCACGTTTCGGCCAGAATCAACGATGGTTGAAGTCGTTGCGCTATAAGAGGAAGGCTCTGGCAAATCTACGCCGTTCACTGATACAAGAGCTTGCATAATTCACCGTTCCTTCCTTAATAGCTATACACTTCCGTCCCCATGATTTGCACGCCGCGGTCAGCCTGCTGCTTTTCAACCGAAGCGGTAATCTGCTTTCCGTCAATGAACAGCCTGACTTCCTTACCACCGGTAATTTCGTCACCATAGCGCTGGAAAATATCAAGAAACGCATTATAGCAGCCGTTATAAACCGCGCCTTGCAGATCGGAAGAGCTTGTTGACCCGGATGATGTATTGCTGTAGTATCCATTTGCAGAAGTGGTGGAACCTGTAGAAGCATCGTATTCAGGGGTCCCGACGTAAGAAGAATTGTCAGTTGAATATTTTCCACCAAGATTGCTCACAATGCCAACAATCGCAGCGCCTAAGGCAATTGCAGCTGCGCCCACAATAAGCGCTACAGGAATGCCGAAAACTGTAGACGAAAGCGCGCCAGCAATAGAAGTAAGAAGGCCAACAAACGCAGAGCCAACAGTTCCAATCAAGCTACCCATTGCGGCAAAAATTTCAGGGAAAGAGCTTACAAGGCCACCGAAAAGGCCTTGACTGATTGCAGTGCCAGTAGTGGCTAAAGGCACCTTCAATGCGCTAATTGATGCAGAAATCGTAGTTCCAAGATTGGAAACGCTCTTTACGATTTTTCCAAAATTGCTTGTGATGCCACTCCAAATGACCTTGCCAACTTTTAACGCTTCGTTAAACAGGGTTTTAGATGCGTCCTTTAAAACGCCGGAAATATTGGAAATAAAGCTTTGTGCGTATGCTTTTACCTGATTTCGGTTCTCCTCTCCCATCGCCTGCCAGATAATAGCAGCAGCAGTCGTACCAATCGTTTTTAGGTCACCGTTCTGCACAGCATTCCAAAGATTCTGCACTGTGCCGAAGAAGTCATTCTGCAAGCCGGAATCAAGTTCTTGCCACTTGCTGTCCAGACCGTTGAAGAAGCCATCAACGAAATTCGTTGCGGTGGTCGTGCCATAGTCAATCATTTCGTTGCCCTTCTGCTGAACAACGTTCGCCAGATTGGTCATAGCTTGTTCGACGTAAGGAAGTGCTGCAATGATACCGTTTGAAAGGCCTTGGTCGATAAATTCACCAAAGCGTTCAAATAGAGCGGAGGGAGAGTGAATTTCAGTATCGGTCGTGAACTTGTCAATGATAGCTTTGGCAAGATTTGCCGCAGCGCCTTTTGCGGTTTCAATGCCGCTCTTGATACCATTTACGAGGCCTTGCCAAATGTTTTTGCCCGCTTCAAACATTTTGGAAGGAAGAGAAACAATAGCATTTGCAACGGCTGTTACCATATCGGAAGCAGCTTTTGCGGCATCTTTTGCCCACGTTTTGATATCATCGATAAATCCACGAACAGCTCTCGCACCATTTTCGACGTGTTCATCGAGATGTACGAACCATGTAACAACATTCTTTACCCAATTGATAAGGTCAGCAAAACCAAGAACCGCCTTTTCGATGAAGTTACCGTTCATCTGAATATCAAGACGGTCGGTTTCACTCACTCCATTGGTAATCCATCCGACAAACACTCCGATATCGTGAATCAGCTGAGCAATGCCCATGACGGCATTCTCGATGAAGTTACCGTTCATCTGTAAGTCAAGCCTGTCAGTTTCGGAAACACCGTTCTGAATCCATCCAATAAAAATTGCGAAATCATTGATAAGGTTTCCAATGGCTGTAATTGCGTCACCTACAAAATCAGCAACTTTTTCGCCCATAGACTTGAAAGCATTGAACCAGTCCGTTTCCATCTCAAAAGCTTCTTTTTGGCTTTCGCTACCAAGACCACGAACTGCAACAGTGATAGCTTCAAAACCAAGAACAGCAAGACCGGCTACAGGATGACCGCTAACAATAAGACCGATGCCCATAAGTGTTGTAATTAAATCACCAACATCAAGATCAAGGTCTTTTACAACGTCAGAGATTGTTTTGAACGCAGAAGAAATGCCATCCTGCCAACTTTCTGGAATGAGATTCCAGATTACTTGCTTTAAGTTAGAAAAAGATTCTTTCAGGTATTTGATGGATTCTCCGAGTTTTCCATCTGTGAGTGATATATTCCAACCCTGCCTAAGCCCTTCCGCAGCAAGGTAAATCATAGATCGAACACGTTCAAGGCCTTTTCGGAACGCCTCACTGTTTTGGTACAGGTCAACAAAACGAGCAACCATGATGCCAACAGCGACAGCTGCTCCCATAATGGGAGACTTCCAAAGCTTGAGAATTCCTTCAATTAAAGAGCCATCGCCTTTGATTTTGTTGAGAGCTTCAAGCAAAGCGTTGCCAATAGCCCACGTTGCAAATCCGGCAGAAATACCAGCAATCAATGGCGCAAGCTTTTCCAGCTTTGCTTTGATTTCGTCCACAGCGTTGCCAACATAGTTCTTAAACATATCGTAGCCGGACAGGTCTACATCGCCCAAGATGTTACCAGCAGATGCACCGCCGCCAGAGCCGGAACTTCCCTGCGTTGGGTCAATGATGTTCAGTTCATCAAAGCCCATCGTGTAGTCCTTGAGGGCTTTGGCAGCTTTCTTTGTCGAATCAGCCGTGTCGTCCATTGCGTCACCGATGCTTCCAACGCTGCCAGCGCTCTTGGTGAAATCAGTGAACACAACCTTTACACCCATCAGCTTTGCCACCCATTCAACGAACTCTCGAATGAGCTGTACGGCGGCAATCAGCGGGGGAAGAATAGATTTCATGGCAGGGTAGAGCAGAGAGCCAACAGATTTCGCCAGCATATCCAACTGCGCTTTCAGAATTTTAATCTGGTTCGCAGGGCTTTGGATGGTCTGTGCAAGATTGCCCTGTACGTTGGCAGTCTGCTTCATAATGGCAATGTAGCGCAGAACCGCCTTATCTGCCTGAGACAGACTAGAAACTTGCTTGTTAAAGCCCAAGGCCAAAAGTTCCTGCTGCAACCGTGCCTGAGACAGGTCAACACCCAAACGGCGAATAGGCTCAATCTCGCCAGAGATTGCGGAAGACATTGCGGTAAAGGTTTCTGCAACGTCCTTGTTCCAATAGGAACCTTCGTCATAGGCAAGCTGGGTCAGGTTCTTAGACAGAATGTATGCTTTGTCGCTGGTCAGACCAAACGAAGTGCCCAAGCTCTGGATGGTAGCCATGTAGGTCATTGCTTTTGTCGGGTCAACGCCAAGCAAACCCTGCATCTTGCTAATGAGCGTATCGGCTTCACCGCTCAAATTGCCCATAGCATTATGAAACAAGTCTGTTGCTTCATAGAAGTCATTGAACTTCGCAACAGCGTTGCCAAGATACTCAGCGATAGCTTTCAACGAAACCAGCTTTGCCATGTTCCGCATAAAGCCGTTCATCTGATTGGACAGGCTGAGATAGCTCTTACGCTGCTTTTCGTTGGCTGCGGTCACACGGTTTGCCTGTGTGACCACCTTACTCAACTGCGGAGGGAGCTTCGCAAAAGCGTTGCCTACCTTGTCAAGCTGAGATGCAAGGGGAGCAAGAGCAGTAGAAATCTTCTGACAAGAGCTTGCAAAAGAATCAAGGTCAGTCGCTTTTAGCTTGTCGGTCAGGTCGGGAACTTTCCCAATCGCATTGAAAGCACTGCCAAGAGCTTTAAGGTTCGATGCGTCCAGAATGGACAGCGGAGCCAAAGCGTTAGTGAGCTGAGTAATGCTCCCGGACATGGAGTAAAAGTCCACGCCGTTCAAACCAGACACAGCCGCTGGAATCTTCTTGATTGCATTCACGACCGTGTTGATGCTCTTTGCGCTTGCGGTCGGGTTAACGTTGGAAAGTCCATTTAGAAAGCTGGTGATTTTGTTTAGCCCGGACATTCCAGCGGATGCCTGTTTCAGCGTTGCAATAGAACCGGCAAGCTTGTCAAGGCTGTTCACAACCTTTGTGACGTTGCCTTTTGTCCGCAAATTAGAAATGGCGGTAGTGAGCTTGTCGATATTAAGCTCTGCGCCCTGCGATTCCGCAGAAATCTCTACGGATAAGCTCGTAATATCAACATCAGCCATCACTACCACCATCACTTTCCATCATAGAGAACATCATTCTCTTGATTCGCTCCTGCGCCTCAACTGCGCGTTGGTATTCATACTCGTCTTTCTCCTTTTGGGTAAGGGGAATCGGTCTATCCATGTACTTGATGGGGCTAGACCCTTTCTTTCGGAACATATTGCCAACCGTAGAGGAAAGCGCAGATGCCATGTAAAAGCCGTTTCTCCACGCTTCCGTGTTGGCTCTGCGTTTCCGCAGCTCCTCTGCGTCACGGTAGACCTTTGCCAGCCAGACATCACCGTACCAAAACTGGTCGTAGGTCATGCCGATGGAGATGTAATAGGCTTCTACATCGTGGAACAGCTTGGAGAAGGAGAACGGCTCCCCTTCTCCGTCTGTTTCCTGAGATTGTGCGGTTACACAATCTCCCACATTGCGTTTTTTGCGGTCTTGTCCTCAGTGTCAGTTGCCAGCAGAGACTTGGAAGCGTCCATGAACATTTCAAGCAGAACGCCCATCAGGTCTTCCTTATCCTCGATGTGCTGGAACATCTCATCAACAACCTTGCGCTTGATGCCCTTGTTCCGTGCGATGAAAGCGCCGTAGAACAGGGCACGGGAGTTGGACAGCAGATTGGTCATCTGGACGTACTGGCCAATCTGAAAGCCTGCGCGTTCGGTGGCTTCCACGCTGTCACGGGTGAAAGTCAGCTCGTAAGTGTTCTTGCCATCGGGGGAATGAAAGTTGATAACCTTAGCAGCCATAATAAATGCTCTCCTTTATAAATAGGGGCAGAACCAAATCCGATGTTCAGTTCTGCCCGGTTTGATTGATTCGATTTTTGCGGTTTAGCCGCCATTTACAGTCAGGGTCTCGCTGAACTCAGGCTTCTTGGTAAAGATGCAGTTGATGGTCATTTCCACAACCTCGTCCACGCCAAAGCCGGACAGGCCAACCTGATGCATACCCTGCCAAGTGAAGCCGGAGCCGTCCTGCATTTTCAGGGCGTAGTACTTTACGGCGTTGCTCTCGGAAGTCTCATCATAGCCAGCTTCCTTGACCTTCTTGTAGTCAGTCTTGTTGTAGTTGGCAGTAAAGGACTTGGTGTCACTCTGGATAATGCCGAAGATGTTGACCTGCATGGGGTCGGACAAGGTGGTGGCATCCAGAAGGTTAGGCTCGGAGATCAGGTCGGGTACATCCTTGATGTCGCACAGCTTCGTCAGAGCGGTTGCGCTGTCGCCACAATACAAGGTGGTATTCAGACCGGAGATAGCAGTACTCATAGAATGTTTACCTCCTTAGTTTCGGTAAATCATTCCGTCCTCTCCGATTGTTGCCCCGTAGCTGCAATCAATCCGATAGACGGAATTGTTGTACAGCCCATTCAACGGGGCAAACGACTTGCGATAAAATTTAAGCGGTTCAAGAACAGAATCCACGATTCCAACGATGAAACGTGCTTCTGCAATGCGTCCTGTGTCCTTGTTGGAGTAAACACGCACACGCAAGGAAACGGCAGCGTATTTGCTGTGACCAGCAGAATCAATGTGTACAGGGAGATTGCTGTTTTCCTCTATCTGCACACACGGAAACTTCTTGACGTTGCTGTCATTGATTTCACCAGTAACGAAGATGCCGGGCACTTGCTTTCGCAGTTCCTTAGCAACAGCCGTGAAGATAGAATTGAAATAATCGATCAACTATTCCAAACCTCCCTCCACGTTGCTTCAACTTGAGAAGCCATTTCCTCAACAGCCCCCCACATAGCCATAGCTGCATCGTTACCGCTGGTGTAATTCAGCTGACCTTTGCCGTCTACTTCCTTGACAGGTGTGCCAGCATTGCCGGTTTCGCCGTAGTAGTACCAACGCTTATGCTTGCCGTTTTCCTTGCCGTATGTGCCGTGCTCACCCACACCATTAGGAAGTTCGCCGCCATAAGCAGAGTGCATAACGCCAGTACCAAACTCGATAAAAGCAACCGATTTGCCCTCAGCAATAATGGAACAGGCGGCTCCGTTTTGCTCAACATGGCAAGAAACATCGTTGCTACCAGCATACTGTGCGTTCGCAAAACGAATTTTTGCCACGTCAAGTCCTTTATCAGCCAACGCCTTTGCAAACTCCTGCGCCTTTTTGTTCAGGGTGGCCTTGTACTCCTGTATCTGACGTTCCGCATCACGAAGTCCAGCATCGCTCAACCTCACTTTAATTTTCACTTGCAGCCACCTCTTTCAGCGCATACAGCGTATCCGTGATATGCTCTGCAACCTTGGCCACAGTGAAATTGAAGGGCTTTGAAACGTCTGTCTGAAACCAGACGTGTGTGCCTTCATAAAGCGGTGTATTGCGCTTTTTGCTAGACGAACTGACAACGTAGCTATAATCCGTAAACGCTCCAAAAGGGTTTGCTTCCGCAGAACCAGTAGGCGGGCTGACGTTCAGCATCAGCTTTGCGGGGTCACTCCACGTCTGCGATGTTTCGCCGGTTTCGTTTCCCCACTCGTCAACAACAGGCGTTTTTCCGCCAACCGGGTTTGAGTACCACAGCGGGCGCTTATCCAGCGGGCTTCCATTAAACATCAGCCGATAACACCTACTCTCGGAACTACTTCATTTAGCAGGGACTGTGCCACATCGGAACTTTCCCACACACGAGTAATGCCGTTGTTGGTATAGCTCGTCTGTCCGTTTGCGCCGATATGGTTGTACAGTTCCGCTGCAATGCGTATCTGCAACGACTGATACTGCAAGGGCAACTCGTCCGGCCTGTTGCCGAATGGGTAGCCCTGTGCAAATATCTTGTCTTTGGCAAAATCAAGCAGCAGGTCGAAGAGTGGGTAGTCCTCGTCCGTGATTTCACGGTCAAGTGCAGGGGCAATGTACTGTCCCAGCTTGACTGCCGCTTCGGAATACTGGTCTCCCATGCTGCTTTCCTCCTTTCGCCTTAGTAAGCCTTGATGCAGTACACAGCGTCCATGCGCTCAAAGGACGGCAGGACAATCTCAGAAGCATAGACGTTGGCGTTGACCGGGTGAACGGTCAGCTCGGTGGTAATGGCAACGCCGGTGTTCACGATGGACACGGATGCACCAGACTGACCAGACAGCAGGTCGGCTTCCTCAGGAGTAGTACCGTACCAAGTGCTGCCAAGAGCGCCGGACGGAGCAACCACCACCATGCCATCGGGCAGATACTTCTCGCTTGCACTGTACTGGTCTGCCTTAAACATCTTGTCATACAGATGGATGGTCAGCCCAGTTGCAGATTCGATAATCTGCCGTGCTTCGGCATCCAGCAGAACGGCGTTTGCCTTTGCGGTGACCGTCATAAACCGATTCTTCACCTCGTCCGCAGCGATCATGTTGCGGAAGGTGGCAGTGTTCATGTACACCTCGGTCACGACCTCGCCAACGCTTGCCAGAACAGCATCCTTTGCGGCGTTCAGGTCAGCAATGGGGGTGGCAGTGGTGACGTTCCACTTGGACTTTGCGGCAGAGACTTCCTTGTAGTTGGTGGACTTCCAAGTGCCGTCCGGGTCGTAGTTGTAGGTGTAGTTCACACCGTTTGCCTTGATGGTGATGCCGGGAACGCCATTGGCGGGAGCCAGCAGCTGCCAGATCATACGCTCAGGTACGATGCGTGCGCCAGTGATAAGCTGTGCGGTATCATCGTACAGGCGGTTCATCACGTTACGGGCGTAGGGGTCGTTGCTGTCCAGAACACGCAGGATTTCCTGACGGTCTTTCTCGCCCAGATGGTAGCCCTCGCGGAAGAACGGCATCTCGGTCTCATCGAACTTGAAGCCCTCACGGGTGCGGAACGTAGCCTTTGCGTCAAATGCGCTGGGCATCAGGGACACGCCAACGCCCTTGTGGCCACGCAGCCACTTCAGGTCGAGACCGGCCTTCTTCTTTGCGGGGAACAGTGCGTCAGATGCAAAGAGCATCGCATTGGTGGGGTCATTCGTCCAATAGGCGGCAATCGCAGCCGGGGCAAAGACTTCCTTAAGATTCAGTGCCATGTTGTTTTACCTCCTATTAAGCGTTCACGCTGATGTTGTCACGGCAGAAGATGCCGGGGACGGCGGTCTTGAGTGCCTTGATTGCGTCAGCATCATAGGTGAAGCCAGAGCTTGTAGCTGCCTTCTTGGTGTCAATAACACCACGAATCAGCAGGGAAGCGTTGGGGTTCTCTGCCGGGTCAACGTCATACAGCAGGATGCCGTCAGCGTTGATGGTCTTAGAACCAGTCTCGCCAGCAGCAACAGCTTTCTTGCCAGCCAGCGTCATGGGATAGCCAGCCTTAACCGCAGCAGTTTCGTCCACGGTAAAGGGAATTGCGGTGTAGTCATTGGAAGCAAGGATGGTATCGTTGATTCCGTTGACCGTGTTTCGGGTAAACTTCATGTTTTCCTCCTTGTTAATGGAAAGCACTCATTGCGTCACTCGATGCCTTAGAAGTATTTGCGTTCTGCTGTGCAAGGCTCTTAGCAAACGCCACGCCCTCACTGTCAGAACCGCCCTTGCCATCCGCACCCGGAGGTGTGGGCATATCCTTCAGCAGAGAAGCCTTGTATGCGGTGTCGTGGGCGGTCATAAACTCCGACTGGAACTTAAACACCTTGTCCATGTCACCGTCAGCCAGTGCAGATGCAGCCTTGTTGGCAAGTTCAGCGTCATAACCCTGTGCAACGAACTTCTCACGGTAAGATGCAAGGGTTTTTTCCTTGACAAGGTTCTCATTGTCGGCAGTCAGGGCTTCAATCTGCTTCTGCATCTCTGCCAGCTTGTCAGCCTGTTCCTGTGCGGCATTCTCGTCATCGGTGCGCTTTGCCTTGAGCTGCTTCTTGTACTCAGCAGCTTCGCCATTGGCTTTCGTCACGGCGTTACGCAGCTTCTCAACCTCTGCGCTAGGGTCTGCAACCTTTTCAAGCGCAGAAATGATTTCATCGGCGGTCATGCCCTCTTTGTAGGCATCACCAAGCAACACATTGAGTTTCATATCGTTAATTTCCTCCTGCGTTTTTTTACCGTTGCTTCCCTGCAACGCTGCGAAATTTGTATCCCGGCTTCCCTGCCGGAATATGCAAAGGCGAAAGCCTTTACTTCCATTCATCAACGATTTCCCAATCGTCGCACGCCATATTTTCCATGGTGTACAAAATATCTTCCGAATCAACAAGATTTACAATCTTGCCATCGTAACAGTGCATTTCGACATAAGGCTTTTTAGAATCTTTAGTCCCTAAGCACCAATAACCAGTCCAATGATGACGCTTGATTTTACGACCTCGTTTAAGAGAAAACAAAGCGCTTGCAAAATTCATTTTTCTCCTCCGTTCTTTGCGTTAGCCTGTTTATTGACCATATTGTTAGCGTCGACAATATGGTCTGTCGGCTGTTTCTGCGGCTTCGGTGCTTTCCCATCCTCGCCCAGCTTGCCAGCGGCAATCAGGAATGGCTTGCTCATTTCGTAAGCAGCCTGCGGGTCAGGGAACAGACCGGGCGTGGTAAACGCCAACTGCGGGTCAATCGGCTGCTGAATCATCTGTGCGAAAATCTGAACCTTGCTCTGCTGGTTATCGTACTGGCGGCGTGGCAGTTTGATGTTGATGTCACTTGCCATCAGCTTAGAACCAGCCGTGTCACGCAAGATTTTCAGCATCACAGACAGGCTTTGGCGTTCCGAGAACTTGAACATATTCTCGTACTGCTGTGCCCTTGCTTCGGTGTGATTCCAGCCGTTGCGGACGATAACTGCACCCACGTTGTCGGACGTTGCGTTCTCGCTGCCAGTAGCACTAGGCATGGCAGTCAGGCTGCGGTACACGTTCAACATGGAATCAAGCAAGGTCTGGCTCTGCTGCTGGTCAAGCTCGTTTGCAATCTGAGAAACAGAAGCGGGCAGACCAGAAGTGGATTTCAGGCACATTGCACCAAGCTCTTTTACTTGGTCGAGAGCATCCTTGTCCACAAGGCAATTGGTAAACACCATGATGGACTGGATGAACTGCGCCACACCGTCCAAACGGTTGCTTTCAAGGTCGTTGATGGCATCCAGCACAGGGATAGCCGGTTCAAACAGACCCATTCGTTCCGGGTTCAGCTTGTATTCGACCATCGGTAGCATTCCAAGGGAATGGTGTTCACCATTTCCTCCCTCGTTAACTACCTTGCCGTTGTCGATTTCAAAGTACTGGTTCGGCGTATACACACAAATCAGGTCGTTCAGGTCATTCTGATAATTGCGTGGGATGTGCAGAACATTGGCAATGGGCTTGTGTCCAATGCCGGAGTTGTAAATCACATACGCCATGTCCGGGTCGGGAACGTCCACCAGTAGGGGCGTTTCGTCCGGGTAGTTGCCGTTGTACCCTTTGTCAGGAAGAACGATGCGATATCCCTGTCCGCACTCCAACATCCACTGCCAGAGCCGCCGATCGAGTGCATCCTTGCCCTCATACTGCAAAGCATTTGACAGGCGGGCGATTTCCTCACCGTCACCAGTTGCCGTTTCAGACCGCACATAAGAGCAAGGAGTGCCGCTCATGTAGCCAGTGTAGAAGCCAACGCACTCGTTGGCATGGTTCTCTACAATGCGATTGGTGATTTCAGCGTGGTACTCTTTCGTGCGGTGGAGGACAGGCTGGCTACCCAAGTAGTAGTTGTGCAAAAAGCGAATCTCATTCTTGTTCAGCAGGTGAATAGGCTCTGCCTTGCCCATGACCACTTTCAGTACGTTCGTCCGATTGATTTCTGTCTCCGGCGTTTCAATCGGTCTACGTCCGGTCAGTGGTTCATTCAAAAAGCCGTCAACAACTATCTGATATTCAGCCATGCGTTCCTCCTTTCCGGCAAAATAAAAAGCGCAGCAAGACAAACCTGTTAAGGTCTATCTCACTGCGCCAAAACTGCGCTTCAAAAGCTATTTACTTTTCCGGTGGATGGATGATTTTTATCCATCCTTCCCTTGTGTCTCCTTCGATAACGCCCTTGCATCTGTCGCACTTGAAATGGTATCGTCCGTCTACTTCGCCAAGATAGCGGTTACAGCGGACGTTCTTATAGATTGGGTTTTGCCTGGTACAAGGGCAACAGATTCTAACTAACATGAGCGCTCCTTTCGTTGTATTTCTGGAAACAGGCTGTTGAGCACAGACCTGTCAGAAGCTACTGGGAAACTGTTCGCACTTCCAGCCGTGCTATTCTCCGCCCAGAGAAAGCCATTGCAGCCTTTACATTCAGTTGTCGGACAAACGTAAAACGGTAAGCTGCAATTTTGGTGCTGCATAATGGATTTGAACCAATGTATGTCCGGTTATGAGCCGGGTGCTCTAGCCTGACTGAGCTAATGCAACATAGAAACCCGGCTTGATTGGTTAACCGCTGCTCTTTGCAATGTCATGCCTAACCATTGCATTGAGAGCCGGGAATAGCGGTGGAGGTTTTGGAGAATAAGTCCATGCAAAGCTAGGTGGTTGGTTGTGCTGCGTAACGGAATCGAACCGTTGCTTGCCAGCCGTGGGGGAGACAGGCTGGCATTCCCCTTACAATTGGAAACGCAACATATAAAGTCCGGTGAAGGCGAAAGAGTGAGAAAACCTCCACCGGTGAAAGGAGGAATATGCTTGTTGACACGCACGCGAGTAAAATGACAAAACCCCGCATGCAAGCTATTCCTTTAAGGGAAGCTGCAAAACTTCCTGTGTACATTATAAGCCTTGTCAAGTGGTGAAATCAAATAAATAGACCCAGCGAACACAATATATTGTGTTTTTAATCAAAAAGGCCTCTTGACAGGCTCAATTTTACTGATTCCGTTATACAATTCATCAGCAAGCTGTGCCAGACTGTCCGGTGCATCATCGTGCGGAACTTTGCCAAGCTGCGTGAACATCGTGACCTGTTCCATGAACGCCTTGTACTCTTTCGACTGGTGCTTTTTGTCAAGGAAATAAAACCGCTTAATGTCCGGCGCATACTGGATGATTCTTGACAGCTTGCTTTGCCCACTGGGCGCACGTTGGCTGCGGACAGAGCAGTGATAGCCCTGCTGCCGAAGCTGGCTGTCTACCACGTCACAGTATTCGTCACCGCCGTTGTTGGCTTCGCCGCGCACCACGTTGATTTTATGCTGGATGATTTTGCCCACGACTTCCGGTCTGGTCACGGTCTTATCGCCGTTGTTGAACACAAGGTCAGGGATAAACACGGCATCGCCGTACACATAAGCGATAGGACAAGCAGTGAAGTCACCGCCGCCCCATGCAATATCCATGACCATAAGCTTACGATCGGGCTCACCGTCAGGCAGAACGCCGTTGAAATACCGCAGTTCATCGGCAGGGAACAGCAGACCTTCACGCTCAACAGGTTGGTTCATATACAGTGCTTTCCAACTCATTTCATCCATGACTTCGCGTTGCTTACGGAGCGTTTCTGTGCTATATCCTACACCGTAGTCATAATCGAAGTTGGATTCGTCTTTTTCGTTCATTGCTGGCATAACAATGAATCTGTTCCTGTCGGAATCGCCGTAGTTTTGCTCTAATCGTCCGATAACATCATGGACAGACCAGCGTGTAGCAATATGCAATTCCTTGCACTTGTTGCCGATTTTACGCTGTCTAAGGTCGGTTGTGTACGTTTCCCACAGCTTATCAAGGCGGGGCTTGGAGAGAGCAACCTCAATACCAGACACAAGGTCATCACAGTAAAGAAGCGTAGATGCACGGTACAGACCAGCATTACCAGTGCCAATAGACGTAAATTCCAGCGTTTCAAAGCGCTTTCTCTTGCCCAAGTCGATACGGCAGTCTTTCGCATTTGTGTTCGACACAGCAACGTCCGGGAAAACATCATTCCACAGATATTCTCCGTCCTTGTCGAATATACGCAAGCACTCGTCATAAACGCCACGCACAAAGCTGTTCGAGTGAGAGCCTGTGAGCATAGGCTCGTCTGGATTTCTCCCAGCAAGCCATGTCAAATAGAAAATAGCTAGAGCCGTCTTACCACAGCCGGGGGGCATCGAGATTGCCAACAAGTCTAGCCTGTCATCTGCAAGGTCTTGCAAGGCATTCGCAACGGTCTTTAGCACCTTTCTTCTCGGCTGATAGAACTTCTTCTCCGGCGCACGATTCCATTCAAGGTAGATGCAATAGCTGTCGAACACATCTTTTGCTTCAAACAGGTACGTCCGGCTGATAATGTCATAGACCTTCGCCACGTCCTCGCCTGTTTTCATCTTTCCCATCATGGCTGCGCAGACAGAGCGAAGCTCACCAGAGTATTTGTAGGCATCGAACCGCTTGTCTTGCGGCAGGGCATCTCTTAGGTTCACCACCGCCTGAAACCAGTCCTCATAGACCTGCGCTTCTGTCGGATTCTGCTTTGCATACGCTTTGATGCTGTCAATGATGGCGATACACTGCTTTGGCTGCATAAAAAAATAGGCACCCCCTACCTAAAAATGTAAAGAGTGCCTACAACTGCACAAAAATCAAATATTCGGTTTTATAATGCTGTTTCGGAAAATTATTTGCTAAAATCCATCTTAATAAATGGGTTGCTCAGTTTATTTGACTTCTTCTGCAAGCTGGTTGAGCCTGCGTTTCAGCTCGTCCGCATCGTAGTACAAAGCGTCTGCGATGGCATTGAGAATATCGGGCTTGTCGGTGTAATCGCACAGCGTTTCAATGAGTTTCAAACTCTGATCTGACAATTTTACGGTTTTCATGTCGTTTTCCTTTCGGCTTTATTCTCCCGCTTTGAAATTGTAAATGGGCTTAATGTGTTTTACAATATCAACTGTTGGGGAGATTGCGTTGATAATTTCCTGCGCTGGCTTATATGCCATCGGACATTCATCCAACGTGGATTCATCGGCTGACGTAGTATAAATTCCGTTCATCTGCTTTTGGTATTCCTCAACGCTGAATGCTTTTTTAGCTGCTGTTCTGCTATATAGTCTGCCAGCACCATGCGGAGCAGAGAAATTCCAATCAGGATTGCCCTTACCAATACAGATAAGGCTTCCATCTCTCATATTAAGAGGAATAATCAGCTTCTTACCCTCTCTAGCGGATACAGAGCCTTTTCGGATAATATCATCCGATTCATCAATATAGTTATGAACGGTTTCAAAGAAGGACGCATGGGTTAGCATAGAATCAATTCCAACACCATCTAAAATAGTGTGCATAATTCTTGCTCTGTTCATCCTCGCAAAAGCCTGACAAATTCGCATATCATTAAGGTAGGAATCACGTTCTTCGCCTTCAAGATAGCAAAGTTCATTCGGAATATCGGGAAACTGAACATTCAATTCTTTGATTTTTTGCGAGATTTCTTGTTCACGACCCTGCGCTTTCAGTTCCGCAATCACACGTTCCGTAGCTTCTTTTCTTTTGTTCTTTCCTTTGATATTTGAGATGGCTACGTTTTGATGATACTCTGCGACCTGCTTTCCGAGATTTCGGCTTCCAGTATGGATAACAAGATACTGGTTTCCCTCTTCGTCCTCGTCCAACTCAATAAAATGATTGCCACCGCCCAAAGTACCCATGCTACGAAGAATCCAGTCAACATTATGTAGACTATCTTTGCAGTCAAGCTGGCTAAGGAAAGAATCCGACATTTTCTGCGATTCGTGAACATTCATTCCAGCCGGTACACGTTCTCTGATTACTTTATCTAACTTTTTCGGGTCGATGTGTTCAATTCCAAGTTCAGCGACAAGCATTCCGCAACCAATGTCCACGCCGACAATATTCGGAATGACTTTCTTGCCCAAGTTTGCCGTAAACCCAATTACGCACCCGGAACCAGCATGAACGTCTGGCATAATGCGAATTTTGCATCCGTCAACAAAGCTCTGATTACAAAGCGTCAAAATCTGCTCAGACGCTTTGTCTTCAATATTGTCCGTGAACACCTTTGCGGACGCATATTTTCCTTCAATCGTTTTCAATGTATTCTCCTTTCTCATTTGGTTTTATTCTAGGTTGAGAACAATGTCACCTGTTCTGTTCAGCAATCCGATACCATGTCTGGCGGGTCACGCCAAGCTGTTTGGCAGCGTCCGTGACCGTAAGAATACGTTTCTCCACCTGCTCATGGAGAACATCAAAGAGGTTACGGTCATACTCGGTGGGTTTTCGACCTTCTTTGTAATCGGGGCGCTGGCTGGCAATCTTCTTGCCCTCTCTGGTACGCTCAACAATCATGTCACGCTCAAACTGGGCAAACACAAGGAACATACCTCTCATAGCCCTACTAGCAGGGGTGTTGTCCATTACACCAAGATTCAGCACGTTCACCCGGATTCCTTTTTCAATCCATGAATCAATTAGTTCATACCCACCAACAAGGCTTCTGGCAACACGATCTAGTTTCGTCACAACGATTGTATCGCCGCTCTGGATTTCCGCTTCCAGCTTGTCCAGTTCCTTGCGTTCCATTTTAGTGCCGGTATAGACCTCTTTGAAAATCTTAGTTGCACCAGCGGCCTTGAGAGCTTCTTCCTGCGATTCAAGGCTGTTGCCGTCAATCGCTTGACCAGCGGAACTAACACGAGCGTAACCGTAAATCATTCAGGTTCACCGTCCTTTTCCTCTACTACTTCATAGCAGCCAGCACGAGTGAGTTTCCCATTCGCAGGTTCTACGACCAGTCTGTACCCGAAAACCTCAAGAATTTGAACCATTGTAGATAATTTCATATCATCAGCGAGGACACGAGAAGATGCGCTGGAAATGGTTTTGTAGTCAAGCTTTTCCCGGAGATATTCGTATGTTTTATGCTGATTCTTCATTATATCACGAAGGATTTCGCTTGAGTTCACCTTGTTATTCGTTGCAGCCATTTTTCGTTCCTCTCTTTCTTTAATGCCAGTATACGCTTTCTAGCGTAAATTGTCAAGAGCTTTCTCAATTTTACTATCACCAAGTCCAGATATTTCTGAGGTCTCACTTATGTGACCGAATTATATTTACAGAATGTATATATTTTATAAAAAGAGCGATAATTCGTAATGTGAAAAATCTGCTTGTAAACTTATTTATTTACATTCTGAGAGCGAACCGCTATCAAATATCACACATCTGTGACACAAATTCAGATATATCTGATGCAAATTATACAAATTGGGCTGTTGACAACTATATACCAAGCGTCTATAATCTAAGACAGCAGAACACACGATGAATCAGCCAGCAATGGTAGATTTATCCTTTGTGGCATAAAAAATAGGCCGTCAGCACCACCGACCAAAGTTGCACTGATGACCTATTCCACCACAAAACAGAAGCTGCGCAACCAAGGGCGCAGTCTCGGTTTCTGTTAATTATTATAGCAGAAGCAGACCACTTCTGCAATAGAAAGGAGCAAAAAACATGAACTTTCCAACGACAACCGAAGAATTTCTGAAAACCCTCGCCCACGGCAAAGAGCCGACCAGCGAGGACAGGGAGTACGCAGAAGCACTTGGTAAGCTGTCCGAACTGAACTATCGGGCAGGGTACGAAGCGGGAGTAAACAAAAATAAGGGCTGAATTTTGTGCAAATCTACAAACTTTTAGATTTTGTACAGATACCAGTACTACATTAAGCGTTTGCGTAATTGACAAACCACAACATATTGCGTATACTGGTTGCACCCACATGAAGGGAGGTGAGTTTATGTATAGCCCTTATCTCGAACGCCACAATCACACGTTCACTGTTGCACTGACCGAACGGCAGTTCCAGTGGCTGAAAGCCTATTGCACCGAACACAAGGTCGCACAGGCCGCAGCCATCCGTGACACGTTCTTTGAGGTGCATCCCATCCCGGAGACCGATGAAAAAGAATAAGACGCTCGCTAAAGTTTGCAGACCACAGCGAACGTCTTATGAAACACTCAGAGAGTATAGACCCTCTTTGGGTTATTATACCAGAGATGGCCTGCTCTCGCAAGATAGAAAGGTCAAATTTCTATGAATAATAATCTCGAAACCATCCGAATCTTCTCCGAAGATGTTATCCCCGTGTACAACACCGACACTGGCGAAAAGGTAGTGCTTGGTAGGGAGTTGTACGAAAGGCTGAAAATTAAGACCGATTACACGCATTGGTTTGCAAGAATGTGTGAATACGGATTTGTCGATGGAACGGATTATTTCACGGATGTCAAAAATGTCACCCGTGACGATGGGCGTAAAATGCCGCAAAAGCAAATCGACCACATCATCACTCTGGACATGGCGAAGCACATTGCGATGATTCAGCGGACACCGCAGGGCATGGAGATTCGCCAAAAGCTGATCGACCTTGAGAAAAACGTGTCCGTCAACCAGTTCGCAGGGCTTTCTAAGGAACTGCAAGCAATCCTTGTGATTGACCAGCGCACCATGAAACAGGAGCAGCGCATTTCCGCTCTTGAGAACACCATGACCATCGACTACAACCAGCAGCGTGTGCTGAAGCGTGTCGTGAACACGGTGGTCATCAACGCTCTTGGCGGCATGGACAGCCCGGCCTACAAGAGCCGTAGCGTCTCTCAGAAGCTGTTCATGGAATGCAACCGGGACATTCAGGACTGGTTCAACGTGAACAGTCGAAACAACGTGCCAAAGAAGCGGTTCGATGAAGCTGTCGAGTACATCAAGAAGTGGAGACCGTGTGCGAACTCTGTTATGTTGGTTCAGGTCACGAACGGCCAGACCCAGATGCCCATGTGAAAGGAGAACAACTATGCTTACCGCAGATAAGATTCAGGATATGGGGGAATACCTCAACTACGCTTTCGAGACCATGCTGAAACTCTGGCGCACCGTTAACTACGGCGAGTGCTTCCACGAGCCTGTTATCGCTTGTGACGGAAAGGTTGTCGATAGCGGTCAGCTTTCCTTTGAACCGGACGAAAACGGCGAGATCGAGCCGGTTCTGCTCCGGGGCAACAAGTGCATCATGCATGATGTGAAGTATTGGATGCCCTTGCCCAATGTTGAGTACCATCCCTATCACGATAAAATCGTGAAGTAAACAGTCTATAAGAAAAGCCAGTGGTTAGAGAACATCTAGCCGCTGGCTTTTTGTGTTATGGGTCAATCTTGAATGGCAACCACTTCATAAGAGCTATAACCAGTAAATCCACTCAATGGATAAAGCTCAAACGATGCTGTTTGACCCGAAGCAAGGCTATCCATGATGTAAGTATACTCACCGCCAACAGGAACTTCATTGCCTTCGGTGTCTTTCATCTTGTAAAGGACAATAACCTTGACCGCATTGCTTGTAAACTGGCTGTTGTTCGTAACCTGTCCAGTGAATCGCAAATCATAGCCGGAACCACGTTTGGAAACGTTTGTAACAGCAAGTTCTCCAGCACGAACAATCTGATTGGCAGGGCTTGCTTCGTGAACGTTCCAGTTCTCTGCGCTTGTCGTGTATTCAATTCTTGCTGGCTTAACGCCATCGGAATCAAAAGCGATATAATCGCCATACCAATAAGAATCGCCCTCGCCAACCCAGTCCAGCGTTTCAGAATCGGTTTTTAAGACGGAACCATCTTCGCCGTATACCGTGACATTCAGCGAAACAAAATCGACCGCCCAATCGGTGTTAGGATTCTCAACCAATACAGCGTAGAACACATAGTATCTCGTTTTGCCGTATTCGTACTTGGTTTCAAGATGGCTATGGGATTCTTTGATTGTTATGGGTTGCACCTGTGTTGCATTGGTCTCTTCCAGCTCAATAGGAGCAGACCATTCATCAGGCTTTGCAGTTGCCATTGCGCTAATAGGCATAGCAAGCATCATAGCCGCTGCTAGAGCCGCCGCAATGATTCTCTTCCTCATTTTGATTCTTCCTTTCTTTGGCGTATTGCCTTTAGCTGATTATAGCACAATCTAGGCTCCGAAATGGGCCTTTTTGTATTTTTCGGAATTTTTGGAGACTTGCACAATCGGATGGGTTCTGATTTGTGAAAATGGGGTGGGTCTTTTTTATTTTTTCGGTGGTTGAGAGACTGACCGGGCGGGGCTGGGCGGCGGCTATATACCCCGCCGGTACACCCCTGCCTACTCCAGCGCACCCGGACGGCTTGCACGTCACAGGCAGCAAGGCAGACCACGCAAGGCAAGGCACACACGCCCAGACGCTGGACACGCTGGGCGACCGGGACGGCGGCGGCGCTGGAATGCGGGCAGTGTGTCCGAAACTGTGCAAAAGCGGACAAGCCAAAACTTAAAAAATAAATACGCAAAAAAGCGTAAATACCTATTGACATTTACGCAAGAAAGCGTATAATATAATCAGACGCAAGAAAGCGTAACACCTACCAAGTACCACCACAAAACAGGAGGGCAAAACCATGAAGAAGACCATCGATTATACCGCACTTGCAGAGACCATCCGCGCCGAACTCAACGCCCGCCACGATCGCAGCGCATGGGATAAGGCCGTCACGTTGTACGCTCTCGACCTGCTGGAGGATATCCAGTGGGGCGCAAATGACGTGGAACGCCTGCCCCTTGACGGCAAAGAGCTTGAGCGGTGGGCGCTCAACGGTGCAAGCTGCTGGGAGCAATACAGCAACGGCGGATGCTCCCTCTGCTACAATGCCGATATTGCCGCCCGCGTCTGCACTCCCTCCGAACTCAAACGCAAGCATGGCGGGATGTATGATCCCAACAGCCGGGAAACGTGGCTTGATGTGCAAGCTCGCGCACTGTACCAAGCTTGCAACCGTATCCGCACTATCTGCCGCACCAACGGCCTGTATTGCAAGGGGGTGCAGTGATATGTTGGTACTTGATGCAACCCAGTGGGCTGCCCTCTGGTATGTGGGCGGCGTGATCTCCGGTGCACTCGTTATGATTGCATTTCTCAACAGCTGAGGGGCGTACAAAATGACATACACGGCAAATAAAAAGGCATACGGCCTGTTAGAATCCCTTGCATATTGGATGGCTGAGATCTCATATTGCAGGGAAAAAGACCCGGACGACATCGGTTTTTTAGAAAAGGCAGACAAAACAATCCATTTTTTGTTTAATCAGCTTGACCGGGCGGGCGTTCCGTTTTGGGCGCAAAACTCAGCGCTCGCAATCGGTGAGAATTGGAGAGAATACGAGCGGCGCAACCTTAGAACGCTATTCACTAATAAAGGAATTTTGGAGGGCTAAAAATGACGACGTTCGAAGAAAAAGTGAACGCATACCGCGAAAACAAGCGGCTCATGGAAGAGCTGGAAGCGATGAACGATGCAATTAAGGCCGATATAATCAACATGATGCACGGTGCGCCGGAAATGGTGCAGGGCACTGCAAAGGCCATTTACAAGGACGTGCAAAGCGTCCGACTTGATAGCAAGCTTTTACAGGCAGCGCACCCGGATATTTACGCCGAGTGCAGCAAGCGCACCACATGCAAGCGGTTTAGCGTGGTATAATGGAGGTTATAACATGATTATGCAAATTCGTTTTGCAGGCATCCGCCCGTCTTATACGTCCCATAACAACACGGTGCCGCACATTCTGCAAGAGTATCGGCAAATAAAGCCAAATCTTGCACATGATGCCGTTGTAACGTTTATAGCCGCCAATGGCTGCACAGTCAAACAAGACGCTGTGCGCAACTGGTACGTTTACACGGACAGCGCCCACGCTCCTAAAAAGTATAGCTATCTTGCATCTGCGCTCAAATATGCAGCCATTGGGGGGTGCAAGTTGTGATTCTGTCCTGTATCCTGTTTTTCTTCTGGTTTTTCTCTGCGCTGTTTAAGGCATCCAAGTGATACCGCCCGGACACTTTAGCGGGGCTGCACCGTAAAGCAACCCCGCCCCAGCCCAAAAGGACAAAAATATTTCTTGCAAGTCCTGTTTTTAGGGCTTGCGATATGCTATACTGTAAAAAAGGGTAAAAGCCCGGAAAAGAGGGAAAACCATGTTAAAAGACGTTTCTAGCAGTGCCGCCGCCCTGTATGATGGAGGATGGAAAAGCGCAGACGCTGACCAGCTCCGCGCAGAATACGACCTAACAGAGGATGAAGCGCAAGAGCTTTGCTCCGCCCTTGCAGACCTTGAAGAAAAAAATAAATAATCTCCACCCCGCCCACGTGGCGGGGCTTTTCTTTTGCCTTGCATCTGCTGAGGATGCAGGGCTTTTGTTTTGCCCGGCGGCGCATGAGCCACACACAAGCATTTATAGCGGCCTTTATCACGTCCATGCAAATTATACCGCCCACGCTACAAAACGGCGCACATGGCTTTACAGGCGCTTTTCCTGCAATTTGCCCCATTCTACCGCCGCAGATACCAGACCGACACAAGCGGATAAAATGCAGCTTACGCCACGTTGGAGCGTATCACAGCGCCGCAGCACCTCCAGCGCATACAAGAGATACCACCGCCACGCCCGGACGCTGTACAGGTCAGCACAGCCGACTATTATAATAAGGTATATAAGAGTGCAAGGGTGCGCACACCGCAGACCATGCCAGCCCGGCGGCTTGCAATCTGGCACCGGTCAGCAGTCAGGGCGTACCCGGTCAGCCTAGCACCATTCACCCGGCGGGACAGTCCACCGGGCGGCGCGGAACCATTGGCGGCTCTCGCCGTATTTATTTTCGGGCTTTCGCCCGATAGCTAATAGAGGTCAGCAATAGTCGTAGCGTTCTGGCTGGAATAGTCGTAGTTTCTCCAATAAAATAGTCGTGGAATAGTCGTAAAGTCGTCAGACGACTAGCTTTTGAAAGTCCTATATATCGTATAGCAGCGAACTGTCCGCTGATAGTCGTAGAGTAATAGTCGTAGCGTTTTCTTGCGAACCATCGTCAAATAGTCGTGTATTTTTTGTGTGAAATAGTCGTTTGCCTTTTAGGAAAAGAGAGGTGCGATAGTCGCTAAGTCATCCGACCACTCCAAAAATCACCTCTCGTTCCAATTTCGCATAATTTATTCTTCCGCTAGTTATATCTATTTCGTATAACAACCGTACTTATTATAGTATACAGATATAGTTATCCCCGATAATCACTGATTATTTCGTATAATAACTCGTACCATCCGATTCGGTCTGTCCCTGCTCGATTTAATTCCCAGTAATTCGCTATGGTATTATATTCAATCCATAGTATTTCGCTATGAATAGTTAATGCAACATTTCTATATATCCAACCGACTGCAAAATGAAGTTAATTCTCCATGTGAAATAGTCGTAGACCATCCACCAGCCCGAATCTCACGCCAGTTCTCGCCTACGGTCTGCCCTGTTGGCTAACGGTGTAGCTTTCATCTTGGCGTGGGGACATGAAATAGCTTGTCTATTTCATGGAAGGGAGATAGAGAGATAGATAGATAATAATAGGGGGTTATAGGGGGGAAGAAGAAGGAAGGAAGAGAGGAAGATTGGTATGCGAACGCATCATGTGCATCCACTTGCATGCAAACGCATCACGCTTATAGTCGTAGCCATATTAGCCCAACCGCCACTTGATCGTGACGGTTTCTGCTCAAAATCAGACTTTGCCGTTTTCTCTAGATAAATAACAGACGAAAAAAAAACACGGAATAGTCGCAGAGGGTAGTTTTACTACCTGATACCATTCCATGCTTTTCATTCCATTTGTTAATTGGTGATTATAGCGGAGATTTGAATTCTGCTGTCTGCTTGCATCTTGCTGCTTGCATCTTGCGCATACGCTCCGCAGCCGCTTCTTTTTGTTCGTCCGTCATAATTCTTGTGGTTGCAAACCGAACCAGTCGCTTGGGCATCTCATACCACTTACCGTCCTTGTCCTGTTTGACCAGCTTGTACGATGCAGGCTCACGTTCGCACAGCTTGTCAAGCTTGCGCATATACACCGGGTCAGCGGTATAAACCGATGCAGTATCTTCCGCTGCATTGAAGTTGACGATGGTCTCTTGTTCCAGTCGAGTGATGTTCATAATCGTTTTCCTCCGTTTGTTGATTGATAAAAAATATTTATTGGGTTCAGACGGTAACTTTATCGCCCAGACCATGTTATCTGTTTTTCTTGCCTATTCTACCGTGAAGATACGAGCGCAGAAACGATGCTAGGCTACTATCACTCAATCGCTTCGTATGTTTTCTCGAAAATGTCAGGTTTACACGGGTAGATTTCGCCATTTACGCCACGAATGATATAATCGCCAGTCCTAGCAATCATAGTCCCTTCGAGCGTTTTAATCTCGCACCACGCAGGGTCATCGTGAAACTTTCCGAAATCATGCGTGATAATCTCATTGCTACTTACTGCATTCCAGAACCAATCTTCTCCAACAAGGCCTCGTGCATTAAGTTTGAATGCCTCGATAACAACTGGCTTCTTGCGGTATTTCATGTTTATTCTCCTCTCGTTACATCCACACGCATTCTTTGAACTGCTGAGTTTCCATCTGGAACGTGATGTCCAGCGACCCCACGTTGCCCTCTTTGTTCTTCTCAAGCGCAAAGTGATAATGCGGCTCTGGTCGCTTTTTTGTGGTCACGTTCTGCGCCAGCAGGATAATTGCATCTGCGTCCTGCTCGATTTGCCCGGATTCTCGCAAGTCTGCGGCGGTCGGTGGGATGCCTGCTCTTGCGGTCTCTCGATTGAGCTGCGCAAGGGCTACCACCAGCGTTCCCGTGGACTGTGCGAACTCATGTAGTGCCATGCTGATCTCCGTAACGGCACTGTATCGGTCTTTCGCTCCGGCTTGATGGATAAGCTGCAAATAGTCAATGAAAACCACTTTAGCTTGCATCCTGATGGACTGCGTTCTAATCCACCCAACGCTCTTACCAGCGGCAGAGCGGATGAATAGCGGATATTTCTTGATAGCCGCCAGCCGGTCAAGCTCGTTAATGCTGACGGTCTTGTTCTTGACCGTGTGCAGCGGTACGCCTAGCTGGTTTGCGATAATACGAGCATAGAGCGTGTCCGGGTCGGTCTCTAGGCTGAAATACGCCACCTTGCGTCCGTTTTTTGCTATTTCACAGGCAAGTTGCAAGGACAGAGCTGTTTTACCGGCAGATGGTCTGCCGCCGATCACAACGAAGTTGCCCGGCACAAGATGCAAGTTGTTGTCCAACACTCTAAGCCCTGTGCTGATATACTCCGGCTTATCATCTAGCTTGCGGATGTAATTGTCTATGCCGTCACACATCGGGATGAAATCGCTTCTCTCGTTGTGCAGGTTTATAGCTTCGCCTAGCTGCTCATAAATGCCTGTCAGGTCTGCATATCTGGTCGAGCCATCAACGATTTTGAATGCAATCTCTCTGGCTCTGGACAATGCCGCCTTTTCCTTGACGATTCCAGCCCATCCAAGCATCATGTCGTGAGTGACGTTGCGGATGAACTCTGCACCGAAGGCATCCAGACATTCACCCATTGCTTTCTTGCAGTTATCGTACCGCCCCATGACTTCTACCGGGTTCCACTTGTCGTTGTGTTCCCAATAGCCACAAATGGCAGCGAATGTATCACGCAGTTCAGGGCAGAAATCGTCGATTTTAAGGTCTTGCAGCACATCGGCATATTCCGAGAACGTGAGGACTGCCCCCAGCAGGATGTATTGGGTCTGATTTTCAATATTCACCGCAGAAAGTCTCCCTCGTCAGGCAATTCAGCCATTGTCTGCTGATAGCCACCGTTCCAGTCCTTCACGTTACGCATCCAGTTTCGTGCAGCAGCCTTCCAGTCTTTCATAGGCGATTTGCCAACTTTCCAGCCATTTGCCGTGAAGTGGTCAACAAACCGCTCTGCTTCTGATTCCATGTAGCCTTTATCCGCAAAGTATTCTTTGGCTTGCTCGACAGTCGGTGCTTTGAAGCGTTTTACTTCGTTGGCATTTTTCTTTTCACATTTTTCTTTTTTGTCAGATTCAGATACAGAATCAGATACAGATAAGGCATCGTTTGCATTCATTTGCATATTTTGCATACCAGTGTATGCGTTTGCATCATTAGTATGCGTTTGTATGCACTTGCATTTTTCATCGTTCCAACGCTTATTTGCGCTCCGTCTGTTTTTCTCGATTCGCTCCTGCCTTTTCTGCGCATTCATATCATCGAACGCCTTAACAACTTTCCAGAGCATCCGCATAGCACGGTCGTTGTCGTATGCTGGCTCAAGTCCAGTCTCAACATACTGTGCGTAGTTGCGGACGAATGCTCCAAATTCCTCGTCTGTCAGTTCGTCCATAGCATGAACGTGTTCCAGCAGAAGAATCATTGATGTTCTCGGCTTGTGTTCCTGCTCCATATTCAATCCTCTTTGTAGCGTTTGTTCCACGCTTCGATAGCATCCTCTGCCGTGTCAAATAGCACGCCACCCATGCTTTGATTGTCTCCATCCGTGCAAAGGATACATTTGCCCCATCCTTCGTGATGCAAGTCATAAGAAAGCCCGCTCCACGGGTCTTGTTCGTACTCGCATCCTAAGCGGCCATGAAAGTTTCCTTCATCATCGCACACGCCAATGTAAACTGCATTCTTACCGCAAAACGGGCATCTCTTAAGCTCTTCCATCTTTAATCCTCCTCAAAATAGGCACTCAGCGTCAGATTCACGCAGCCAGCCTTCGCCCGGAATGTTGACTATCTCATAATACTGCCGTGCAACGTAGATTGTTTTCTGCCCGTCCTCAGCAATCAGGCCGACAATCAGATAGTTGCCAGCAGCCATAAAGAACCAAGGGTTACTCTTGTAGGTCTCGCCCTTCATCCAGTTCTTCATTTTGTTCACGGCTTTTTCAATGTCCTTGTTAGGGCAGTCTGGGTTGTCGTACGCAAAGAAATCTTCAGGAAATTTAAGTTTTTTCATTTTCTGAATCCCTCTCTCGTTCTCGTAATTCGCTTATGCGCCTTGACAGGCCTTGCGCCTTTGCCGTAAGCTGGGCGGATATGTTTTGCCTTGATGTACCCGCAAGGTGGCTTCGGCCCGAAGTCAAAAAGGCTCAAGTCCATAACGATGATGCCAAACTTCTTGTTCGTCATGTTTACTGCTCCTTACGCATACCATTTCGGTGTTTCGTTAAAAATTTCCACACCTTCTGTAAAGCCAAGCCTGTCTAAGGTTTCGCACATAATGCCATCCATTACGCCATGCACACGCTCCTCATCATCTCCGTATGCTCTGTACGCTTCTCGCATAGCAGCCGTAAACGAGTCAATCATATCTTGCGTAATAACGATACCGTTCTCCATAAGCCCTCCTATAACATCGGAAACGTCATCCAATGCGTTACCGTTACATCTTTCGGCAGTCTCTCGCCTATCTCATCCCAGAACTGACCGTCTGCATAACAGCCAAGAAAGTACGCTGTCGGCGAGATTCCTTGCAACAATTTTCCATCTTTATCACGCCACGTTTTCTTAGTCGCAAGCAACAAAGGCTGCGTCCGCTCTCGTGGCGGTTCGCTTGCTGGATGCCAGAGTGTGTTAGCCATCTTCTTTGTTCTCCATCAAAGAACCACAGCTCGGGCAGTAGTTCCAACGTGTATGATGATTTTTTGTGTGACATCTGCTACACTCGAACATTGTGAATGTATCGTCCTGCACAATCCATTCAGCGGTACGCTCTAATGCTGTCGGGGCATCTTCCACAACTTCAATGGCATCGCCAATACCGCAAGCACGGCATCTAACGCCGTTGTAGTTCTCACAGCCATCGCAATATGCTTTCTTGATTCTTTCAATAAGTGCGCTTCGTTCAAGGTATTCTGGATAATTAGCCATTGTCTTTCACCTCGATTGTTGGCGCGGCGTCGATGTAATCTAACAAATCTTCCAAGTCACATTCCTGATACCGATATTCCGTAGAAAATTCTTCGCTAAACTCCTGTATCCATTCTTCAACACGCTTCCGCAGTGCATTGGCATCAATTGGCCGAGTGTCTATTGTTAGATTTGCATTCAATAGTGATTTTCGGTCAAACATTTCTCTCCCGCATTTGGGGCATCTCCATCCAGAACAGGTCGCCTTAAGGTTTGTAAAACCGTAAAAACACTTGTAAACAAGGTCATCTACTCTTAGCATTTCGATTTTGCACCACGGGCAGTCAACTTTCATTGTCCTTTCTCCCTTCAATCTCCATCCCACACGCCGTCAGGGCGCATCTTTGCAAACGCAAGCAAACCGTATAGGGCACGTTTGGCGTTGCCCTCTGTGTCATTCCAGTAGTCGCTATCGTCTACATCGTCACCTAGTGCAGAAATAGCCTTTTCAAGCATCGGAATACTCTCTGCGCCTGTTTTGCCATAGATGGAACGGATACCGCCCTCACCAAATACTTCTGGTCGATAATAGAAGTGACCGTAATTATAGGTGACGTTGAGCCACAGTTCTTTTGTACCGCCCATAGCTCGCATACCACCTGCGATAAAATGCGTACTATCGGCTTTGAGCGGTTTGTGCGTTACTGGGTCGCACAGTGAAATATCATAGCTCATATTCGTCCAGCTCCTTTTTGATTTGCTGGCGTTCAATCTGCTTCAATCTTGCCTTTGCCAGCTTGCGGTTGTCAGCCTTGCGGATAGCCCAGTTGTTGCGGTGGTTTGCCCACGCTGCAAAATAGTGACTGTATTCGCTTTGGTCGTACCAGCCCTTTCCAATAAGCCCTTTATAGGTCTGCTGACGTTTCATCTTTTTTCTCCCATTCCTTGCATCCGCGTGCGTCCCACACGAAGTCTGCAACGTGTTCTGACTGGTCGTTTACGCACACGCCCTCCAGCTCTGCGTACCATTTGCAAGAGCCGCAGGACGGATCAGATTTGTTCTTGCAAGATTCTGCTGTGCATCGGATAGCTTTGCCAGCGGAGAACTGCTTGATGCCAATGCAAGAGCAATTTTCGGTGGTGCAGTAAATGTTCATTATCGCTGCCCTCTCTTTCCTCTGTTGAACCGCCCGATCACTCGCTTATACTCTGCATAGCACTCCGGGCACAGGTCGCCTGTGTCCCTTCGCCACGCCCAGTCCTTGAAGTATTCGTCAGGGTTCATCATCCTGCCGCCCAGAACCGCTCCGCAGCGGTCGCATACTCGCTTGTGGTAGATTCCTCTATCAGTTTGCATCAGATTCGCCTGCTTTCTTTTTAGATGTGCGTTTTTTATTTGGGCTTTCAATCTGCTGTGGTTTAATCTGCTGTGGGATAGAGTCAATCAGATTCTTGAACTTCTGCATAGTTTGATATTCAATCAAGCCAAGCATAAACTGCGATAGTTCTAATGGCGTTCCAACCTGTTCCGAACGACCGTCAGGATATGTGATGATTTTCATTGCTCGTTCTCCCCAACATCCTTAAACAGGATTTCTTTGTTGGCTTTCCAGTCTTTGATTTTGCACGGAATGTCCGTGCCGGGCACGGTCTTTTTCAACCCGTCCATCTGCCAGACGTTCCATGAGATGGTTTCTGCGATGCAATCAAGGAACATGGGCATACAGCCGATTTCCAACCTTTTAGCATCAAACCGATACCTAAAATTTTCGATCAGTGTCAGGAACAAGTTGCACCTTGTCAGAAAGAGGTTGTCTCCTTGCCACTCATAGCCGTATGTCGATTTGTAGGCGCTAATTGCCCAGAACATCCACATATCGTAGTCATGGAACTGCTCTGCTAGAACATTCAACTTCCTGTCCAGCAGACCGATTCTGTCCGGCACGGCAATCATCTGTCCTGTTGTGGTATCGTATCGGCTTGTGAGGAACGGTGCTTCTCCACAAGTGACTTCAAGGCAAGTCTTATTGATGTACTCCTTCCAGTCCTCGCCCACCAAGTCCTTCTCTGCAACGTCTGCCATCTTCTTGCAAACCCAAGTCGGCGTAAACACCTCTGCTTTCTTGCTGGTGCGTTTTTTCTGGTCTACAAGCCGTTTCTGCACACGAGGGACAAGTTGAACCTTGTCTAGCTGTTCCAGTGTGATTTCATCTACAAAGCCCACGCCCAGTTCAGGCGGCGGGTCTGTCGCCCAGATGATGTTCTTGCCTGTCGTGTGGTCTTGCAAGAGGACAGGCAGGAACGTGCGTAGGCATGGGTCGGAGAAATCAATCAAAGTTCCCATTGGTCAGCCCTCACCATGATTTCGTTTTTCTCTTTCAGCCAGTCCTTGACGCAATGAAAGCAATGCTCACGGTTCTGACAACGCTCCGGGTCACGATGTTTGATAAGCTCGCAGATGCCCCGCGTAAAGTTTTCTGCAATATCTTCGTCCGTCATAGAGCGGATAAAATCGCCGTTAGTCATGTTCTCCCACCTCTCTGTACTCCACGTCAATCCCTTTCGGCAAAGCCGTCTGGTACTTCTGAGCCAACTGCTCTGCGCTCTGGGCATCGCCCAACGGCTGTTCAGGCGGCGCAACAGTAACTTCCACGTTATCACGCATACCAAAATAGTTCTTGGCTCGGAAAATCCACTCTGCCGGGTTCTCCTGACCATACATACCGTTGTACGCCCACATGGACTGCATTTGCAGAATCAGCTTCAAGATGTACTTTTGCTGCAAGCTGTCGTCACGGCGCTTGCCCGCCATAATCTGCTTCAGGCTCACCCATTCGATGCCCAGCACCAGTGCAATCCATTCCACCACAGGGGAGATTCTGGCTTCGATGCAAGCGTCAAAAAAGAAGTCAAGGCGTTGCTGCACTTCAATCGGGTTGTTCATGTCCACGCTCGGAAGGTCGCCAAAATACTTGGCTGCAATCATGCCGATTACCTTCTTGTCCTCTTCATCACCGATTCTTGACTGCAAATCGCCTGTGTTCAACATCTTAGACCTCGTGATTGCTAACTCCTGCTGTTCTTTCACCTTTTTACTCACCTGTGATCGGATAGATTTCCGCTTGTTAAGCATCTGTTGTTTCTTCTTCTCACGCTCTTTTTCACGCTTCGCAGCGGCTTCTTCTTTCGCCTTTTGCGCCCGCTTCTCACGCTTTTTCTTTTCAGCTTCGGTCAGCGGCGGTCTGCCACGACCACGCTTCGGGGGTGTTGCCATGTATCAGACCTCCTTTGGCAGTTCAGGGAGGGGCATCCAGTGCGTAATTTTGAATGCACTGGCGTAAGGCTCCATAGTCGGATAGCACCAGTTTCCACCATCAAAGTTCATTACTCGCATAACGCCCATAGAATTTATTGTCAGCACATCTTTAGATTCGCCGTATTCAGCATTGGGAAGTTTATTTTTTACGCTAATCCATTTGTCAGGAAAACCGTTCTCGCTATAATAAGCGATTTCAAAATAATGCGTAGCCATTCCAAGTTCTTGCTCAATATCGCTACGAATGCTCTTGTCGTCATCGTCCGCTTCGGTTTCGAAAACAATGTAAATTCGCTTTTTCATGTTCTCACCTCTTCATTTTCGTTTCTATGTTGTCCAGCTTCCGTGCAATCCACCAGACGGAACAGCAGCTGTCCAACTGTCTCCACCAAGCGCACTTTTCTTTCTCGCATACGCACCGACCAAGCGGATTGCTGGTCATCTTCATCGGACAGTAAAGTTCGTTTTCCATCATTTCCACCCCATCACAACAGCCGTACAAACGGCCAGACACACGTTGACGAACAGCCAGACGAGCATTGCCTGACGTTCTTCAAACAGGTTGTCTACCATTCCTTTGATTGTCCGTTCGGACTGAACCACTACCGCCAGCAGGACTAGGCAGACCAGCCAGCGAGTTGCAAATTCAAACATTTCAGAACGCCTCCCAACTGTTAATAGCCATTTTCTTCCACAAATCGGGCAAATAGGAATTCCACCATTATCTGCCATCGCAGTTGCAACGCGTGCATCACACACAGAAATGGCAGTATTGCAGAAGTAACAAGTGAACGTTGCTCTTTTAATACGGCAAGACTTTGGATTTATTGAAGTGATTTCCGAAATAGCTTCTACCGAAAATATTGCCATCAGCTCCACCTTTCTCTCAGCTCTTTTTCGACCTGCTCTGACTTTGCTGTAATGTAATCTGCAAACTCATCAGGGGTCATGTCCTCTTCTTTGAACTTGCCGACCATCTCCCAGTACCTGTCACCAATGCGGATGATTTTCTGCACCTGTTCATCGGTCAGGTCTGCATCGCACCGAAGGTTCTGAATCAGTGCACCCCATGTGGTGGCGATTCCATCCAGAGCCATGCGAAATCCGTACAACTGGTTCTGCCGTGCGATTTTGCGAAGCTTGGCTGACATCGCCTGTTTGCCAGACGATGGGTGGTTTCTGTGCTTATTCATCTGACTGCTCCTTGTCTTGAAGGCGATGGAGCCAACGGTAGTATTTTTCGCTTGCAATAATTCCAATTCGCTCATACGCTTTTCTGTCATCCGAAAAACCAAGAGCGGCCATGCACACCATAACGTCTGCGTATTCCTCTTCAAACGCCTTTCGGCATTCCTCAACGCTCTTCGGTGTCGGGTTCGTTCCATCCAGCGCACGGCGTAGCTTCAACGCAGCCTGTGCCAGTTCGGATGCCTCTTCTGCCAACTGAGCCAAGATTTCCGTCTTGGGCAGGATGTCTGAAACTTTCTTACTCACTTTTTTCTCCTTTCAGCCAGTCGTTCAGTTTTGCCATGCAAGAAGGGCAAAGGCGATACTCGAAGTCATACGGGCCGCCAATACCCCACACCCGCATCTCAATGTCGGTGAAGTTGTTATATTCATATAAAGGATACGTCTCCCCGCATCTATCGCACTTAAACTTCTCTTCCATGTTCTTTCTCCAATCTCTTTAGTAGCCCGTCCACGTCATATCGCCAATGGACACGCAGCCTTTTTGCCTTGATCTCTATCCCCTCTTGCTCTGCCCACTGCCAAGGGATGCTCTTGCGGCTCTCGTTGTAACGGAACGCCAGAACCTTGCTAGCAGGGATTGCAAAGGTGCGGTCGACCGCCCTGTAATTTACTATCACATGGGCGGTCTGACCGCCGTACCCCATCGCATCTACCATGTCAGTGATGTGCTTTTCCTTGCGGTATTTGCACTTTGCCTTGTCGTACTTGCCAAACACCTTTTCAAGAGGGATAGAGGGCGTTTCTATGGTTTTCAGTTCAAACAGGTGGTTCATCGGGTAACGGTACACAAGGAAGTCGCAGATGTTGTCGATGGAAAAGGACAGGTTTTCGTTGCCGCCGTAGTAGGTGGCAGCACTGTCTTTCAGGCGGTAGCACCACGCATCGGATGGGACGGATGCTTTGAAGTCTGCTTCAAACTGCTTGCCGGTGTTCATTCATTGTCCTCGATTTTTTTGGCTTCTCTGATACGCAGTCGGAGAAGTTCGCTATTTGCATATCGCAGTTGCCAGCTACTAAACCAGCCTTTGTGAACAAGTTTTCCAGCGCAGTAAACAAACTCTTGCTTCATCAATTCATCAAGCGAAATGATGTAACTGCCCGGCTTATACTTTCTTTTATTCATCCTCGTTCACCTCTAAATTCACTTCCGAGAAACCGCTTCTTGCCTTTTTCCCGGTGCTTGTCCTCATAATCACGGTGATACACGCTCTGGCTGTGGTTCAGCTCATACACGAAAGCCTTGCGTTCCTCGAAGTCTTTCTTCTCTGCCTTGTACTTCTCGCAGGTGTCGTGACAAGCTTGGTGTCGCGATGGGCAGTCTTCGCAACAAGTAATCATTCTTCGCCAAATCTCCTTTTTGTTACAGCCATCGGGAACTCTTCGATTTCGCTTGCCCAGCGTGCAGTGCCATCGCCGTATGCTTTTTGCCATACCAGAGGGAAACCGCCCAGACCATCGAACAGACTGCCCAGAGTAGGCTTTTCTTTCAGGTAAGGACGCATCCTCTGCACCAGCCAGAACCACTGCGGCAAAGCGATTGAGTTGCCCAAAGCCTTGTACCGTGGGCTGTCAGCGTATTTGTGCTTCTTTCCTTTGCTATCCGTCCAGTCACCAATGTCGGTGTATCCGGCAGGGTAGCCTTGTAACCGTTCACATTCAACAGGGGTCAAGCGGCGAACAATCCAACGGATGGCTTTCTCTGCAACCAGGCATTCGCTGCCATTTCCAATGTTCCCCGCTTTCGCTTTCAAGGTTGAGCATTTGTCGCTTTCCTTGTAGTGGCTAAAAGACTGTTCGTTGAAGGTTTTGCGTTCGATAGCGATAGCCGTGTAATCTGTGATTCTGTTTTCGTGGTCGCCTGTTATGGTTGGACAAGTTCTGCCGTCACCATTTCCACGCGCATCAAAGACCTTATACGCTACTGCTGGACGGTCAACAGTGTTCAGCGTGTAGCTCTGGTTTTCCTTCACGCCGGAACCATTTGCGCCGCCAGCACATCCACCTCTAATTTTCAGGGTGTAGGCATTTTGCCCCACCACTCGATCATTTCCAGCAGTGCCATTTGCAGCAAGTCCGGCAACTTCTTTCCACGCCTTGACGCACGAGTCAGGATTCCCTGACAGGCTCGTGCGCTCAAAAAGTATTTCTGCGGCACGTTGACCTCCAAAATCTGCGACAAGAGCGATACGCTTTCTTCTCTGGGGGACTCCCCAATATTGAGCATCAAGCTGTCGCCAAGCCAGAGACCATCCGTTTCCGGCGATTGCTCCGGCTTTGCTCCATCTGCCCCCCTTCGGAGGTCTAGGAATTGAAGTGTCTGGTTGTTCCACGCGGGCAAGTTCTTCCAGCACGGCTCTGAAATCTTCTCCTCCATTGGAGCTGAATGCTCCGGGCACGTTTTCCCAAACAGCGAAAGTTGGATACAGTCCATTTGTGCTTGACCTCATTTCTTTTATGATTCGAACCGCTTCTATGAACAACCCGGAGCGTTCTCCCGCAAGTCCTGCCCTGCGCCCAGCAATGGACAAATCCTGGCACGGGCTACCGAACGTGATGCAATCCACCGGCTCGATTTTGTCACCGTGAATCTTTGTGATATCGCCTTTCATCTTTCCAAACGCCCGTTTAGCCAGATAGCGCAGCTCTTATATAAGGTAGGCGGTCAGGCTCTAATTAGCCAATGCGTACCATTTGAATCAATCCCGGTCTTGTAATTTCGCTTTTGACGATTGTTCAAATAGCTGTGATTCTTTCCCAAAAAATTTGATGCGGCTCTTAATGTTCCAAAATAGTGAACTTCGCCAGTCGGAGAAACAAGCGCGACATCTTTACAGCACTTTTCAAAAAGCCCTTCTCGGAAGCCTTTCTTTACGTTTTCTGCAATGGTTACCCATTCCAAATTTTCTGGTGTGTTGTTTGATGGGTTTCCATCAATATGATTTACAGTCAATCCAGGCTTGTAACCATCAACCCAAGCCATTGCGACAAGCCTTGAAACCAACATGGTTTTGTGTGTCCCATTTTTCCAAAGTTCAACTCGTTCATCCATTTTGCCTTTTGAATTTCGGCATCTTCTTTCTGTTTTTGGCTTAATGATTCTTGTTTTCCAAACTCTGACTTTATATCTTGCAGAAGACGTTGTTTTGCCAGGCGCACTTCTGATTCTTCCGAAATTTGATGCTTGATAAAGCCCTTCATATCCCGGAATGTCTTTCCAAAGTTCTTCCATCAGTTCCTTTCTCGCCTTTTTTCCCGGTAGCGTAACCGTTAATCAAAAGGGAGCGAACCATCATCGTCAATCACGGAGAAGTCATCGTTCCCGCCCTGCGAGTAGCCGGAGCCAGACCCGCCAGCCAGCATTTTCTTCGGTCTGACCTCATAATCGCCGGAGCGAATCTTGTCCACGCTGGTGAAGCGGTCAACGACCAGCTTCGTCTTGATGTTGCCATCGTTGCCCATGTATTCTTCCTCACGGAGAACCACACCGACCAGCTTGCCACGCAGGGTCTTTTCATCGTTGTTGAACTTGTAACCTGGATTGGACTGCTCCACAGCGGTGATGAAGCCCTTGAAGAACGGCAGCGCCTTTTCCTTGTAGCTCTTGATGGTTTTGCCACCCCATGCCCATTCGCCCGGATTCAGCTTGCCACGTTCGATAAGGGAAGCAGTCTGCTCACGCCAGTAACCCTTGAACTCGCCCTCTGCGACTTCCCACTCGATGTTCAGGCGCTCCTTTGCGGGTTCGTCCGTTGCCTTGCAGATACCGGCAACATAGCCGTCAACAGGCAGGTCACGGCGTTCGGTGGCTTCCTGCACGTCATTCCAGTTGATGTTCTTCATTTGTTACTCTCCTTTGTTTTCCGGCTGAACCGGGATGTTGTAATATTCACGGATGGTCTTGTCTACGGCTGCAAGGTCGTTCTCGATCAGCGCATCGTTGAACATCCCAAGAGGGGTTTTCACGGTGTCCATCCCATCATTGCGAGTGCTGAACAAGTATCGCCCGTCCTGCACAACGGTTTTCAGAACGATGGTGAAGTACCCTTCCACGCAGACCTTCTCGTCTAGCATTTTCCCAACAGTCTTGAATTTTTCTCCACCGTTTTCTCCACATTCGCTGTGCCCGAAAAAGTAGACCACTACATCGTCCGGCAATTCCTTCGCCCGCATCAGCAAGGTGTTGAAGTTGGCTGCCATGTCGGTAAACTTCTGGTATCCAGCGACCTTTGCGTTCCGCATGAACTCGCCAGTCATAAGATAGGTGGCATCGTCAATGACGATGGACTTACGCTTGGTGCTGCGGATTGCAGCGTCAATCTTGCCGTAGTCGTTGGTGATATAGGTTTTCATGTTGCTACGAAACGGCAGCGGCTTGCCAAGCACGTTGATAACCGCAACCTGTTCCGGGTCAAAGTTCCGAAGCGAAGCGGATTTTCCGCTGCCGGAGTGGCCGTAGACCATTACTAATACTGCCATTTTTCTTTCCTTTCTTCGGCTTCATTAGGCTTCATTGTTCTTGCTTTGGCTTAATACGGCTGTACAAAATCAACCAGCCATCAGTTCTGCCAACTGTGCACGAAGGTCTTTCAGCTCCGCTTCCCTGTTTTCGATTTCAGACTGCAAGTCCTCAATCTCAGCCAGCCGGTCAGCTTCTTTGGCTTCTGCCATCTGTTCGTTGGTCATAAAATACACGCCGTCCTCCGGCTCGTTTATTCCTCCGAATCTGTCAAGGTTAATCATCTTTTGGTCTCCCTCTTTTACGTTCCTCTTTGATTTGCAATGCACTGTGCCACTGGTCTTTGTCAATTTCGATGGTAGACCACCGGTAGTTGCAAGCAAGGCACTTTTTTCTGCGAACGATGCTATCGTTGTCAGACCGACTGTCAACCGTTGTAATGTTGTCACTACCGCACATCGGGCATTTCACCGTACATCCCTCCACTTGTTAGTATGAGCGGGAATGCGGTTCAGCTTCCCCATCCGTTCGTTATCTTCATGCTCTTTTTCCGCGCTCACTCCAAGCGCGCACAAAACCAGAGCGGTAGCTAGTAACATCAGCGAAACAAATGCCCATCCAAGCATCTGTATTGTACTTTCGCATCCATTTATTGTATCACCACAGCTAACGGCTACGATTGCGGCGACGATACCAAGTATGGTAAGCACGTTTCCTTTTACGGTTTTCATTTTGTCCCTTCTTTCAGAATGATATCGAATAAAAATGGTTTGCTTGCATCGATCACGATTATTGCATTTAGCACTTTGGCTATTTTTGCAAGCGTATCAGCCTTAACGCCCGTTTTGTACGGCGCTTTATTCGGACTTGTTATGTTGTATATCGTTGGGGCCGACACGCCGCTTTTACGGATAAGCTCCGACGCCTTCATATCACGTTCTTCAAGGGCGGCTTCCAGTGTCATGCCTTTTCCTCTGTGTTCTTTGGTTCTCTGCGTCTGAAAATCCAACCAGTTGTCATCAAAGCGCCAGCACCTATGATGTACCATGTCGCCTTAGCTCCGACCAAAAGCTCGATGTGATGCACCAGCCAGAAGTTCAGCAGAAACACTGCGAGAATAAACGCTAAGACAATGCCCCAGATCAGGGCGATTTCTACAAATACTTTCATCTTTATCCTTTCTTCGAATGCGTTTCAGCCGTTCCTTTTCACGGCTGTGCCAGCGGATTTCCCGCTGGCCGTAGTATTTACCATTCATAAGTCAGTTCTCCTGTCGCGAGCATCCTCGACACTTCGCCATAATGCTTGCCCAGCTTATCTGCAAGAGCTTGAACCTGCCCTATGGATGGAATCTTTTTTTCTTCCAGTGCTTTCTTGTTTAAGGCTCGTTCTCTTCGTATGCTTTGATGTTCCGCAATACTTGCAAAGGCTGCATCTTTTGCGCAATCTTTGTGGTATTTTTGTGCCGCAGACATTTTAATCATTGGCTTACCGCACCATTGGCACACGGTTTTTACTGGAGTGAACCCACGTCCTGAGCTCAATGCTTTACGTCTCGCGCGCTTTTGCTCGCACGAGGCATCTCTTTTACATTGTGTGCAATATTTTTTGCGTGGGTTTACCCTACCCAAAAAAACTCCGCAGCGCTCGCAATATTTAATCTCCATCTTCATTCGGTTTACCTGCCTTTTTGGCTTCCCGGTTGTGCCGTTCAAAGCACTGGTTGATGGATTTCTCCATCCACAGCACCTTGTTTGCATCGTTTCTGGACACACCAGCAGCCATTGCAAGCTTCTGTCTGCGCTTGCGGCTTTGTGCTTTGCGAAATTTCATCACCAACACTCACCAGCCTTATCTGTGATGAACTTCGGGACTTCCTGACCTGTGGCAATGCACAGTGCAACTAGCTTTTCGACCCAAATGTCAAACAGGCTTTCTTTTGGCATATAGCACTGACCAACACAAGGCTCATTAAAGCTTTTCCAGATCGTCAGTCCGACAGCGCCATCCGTGACCGTCCATATCATACTGTAGCCTTCATTGCACAGGTTGTACAAAATGTCTCGTGCTCTGCTTTTGGCTTCGTTGATTTCAAAGGCATCCCAGCGATTTTTGCTTTTCTCGTAGGCTTCCACCGCTTTGTTAATGGCGTGGTGCGCTTCGTCCGGGTACTCAAGGTCTACCTTTAAGGTGATGATCTGTTTCATGCCACTCATTTTCCCTCTCTTTCTTTCAACAGCTCTTCCAGAGCTTCTTTAACCTTAGCTTCCGCATTTTTAGGCTCACGCTTACCGTTCAGGATTTTTCCCAAGTATTCCGGTGCGCATCCCATTTTTGCAGCAAGCTCTCTGATTTCGATGCTGTTAACGTGAAGCGTTCCCACAACATCGCCTGTCCACTTAGGAAGCAAATTTTTTCTCCTTTCTTGTTCTAGTACTTGAACTTTTTGAAAGAATATGATAATATTATGGTGTCAAGCAAAAACATTATCGAACGTTCTTCTATTTGTTCAAAGCCTTTAATTTGTTCTACCGATTGAACCCGGTAGCCTTATTAAAGCACAAGTAGTAGAACTTTTCAAGTGTTTTTGTTCAAGTGGTAGAACTTTGTCATCTTGTACAAACGCTGGAGGTATGTTTTGTGTTTTTTGACAATTTCGTAAGGCTATGTGAGCAAAAGGGAGTAAAGCCGTCTCGTGCTTTAACTGAAGCTGGCGTTCCGAAATCTGCTTATAGCTATTGGAGAACCGAAGCAAGTGCAGGAAACGATGCAAAGCCGACAAGCCAAAACGCCGTAAAGCTTGCTCAGTACTTTGACGTTACTGTAGATTACCTTCTAACTGGTAGCCAAAAAGAAAACCCGACCCAGCAGCCGCAAAGTGAAGTCGATGCAGCATTGGAGCGGATTAGAAGAAAACTTGAATCTATGCCGAAGGAACAACGTGAAGCGCTGATGAACCTGATCGAGAAGATGTAACGTTCATGCCCGGTAAAATAAAAGAACCCCTTGTGCCGGGCTGGTATAGCTCTGCGCAAGGGGTTTTCTGTTACTCTAGGTCTAGTGCTTGTTCCGCTGCCGGAATCTTTTCAGGATGTTCCAGCAGCCATGCAATAAATCGGTCAATCTTGGCTCTTTCCTGTTCACTCATTGTGGCATATCCTCCCGCTCGGTAAGTATGGACGTTTATTTGATATGATTATACACCTTTTAGTTGTCAAGTCAATGTGTTTTGAACAACTTTGTAAAAATCGAACGTTTTCTTTACATCCATTACTTTACATCAGGGAAGCCAAAAATTGCGATGACAATGATTAAGAGCCACATTAAGTTTAAGTTACCCTTTGCTTTGTAACATTCCGTTGAGCATGGAACGAAAGGGGTTATCAGGTAAATCGTCCAACACATCTGCTTTGACGAGAGCGTTTGTGCTGATGCTGTGCGAAACATTGTTTAGCTGCACAATGGCATCGTCCAAGTCTTTTACGGTTGCTCCACGCCGTTCCATTGACTGAAGGAAAGTTTTCACTTCTTCAAGAACGACAGGGTTCTCGGCTTTATAGAATCCATTCGTAAAGTCCATCTTCTTCTCCTTTCACAGTTCCACAAGCTGTCCGTCAATGCGTTCGATGCTGTCTGCCGGGTCTCGCCCATCGTCTAATGCGGCTACGGCGCGTTCCAGAATGTTTTTTGCTTCTTCATAAGCAGACTTGTCAGCATCGTTGTTCGCGAGGTTGTAGACCAGTTTTAAGGCGGTCTGTCGAGCATAGGGAATAAGCATGGTGTCAATCTGGTTCATACACTAACCCTCCCACGGTTTCGGCGTTTTGTTTTCGTTCGGTTCAGATGCGGGCATACCATCAATAATAATCATGTTGTTACCTCCTGTTTCGTTGTTTTTTTCGATGGTACAGTTATAACACAGGCTGCTGTTGGTTCTCCATAGCAGCTTTTTCCATTTTTTGGCTTGTCGAATCCGGCAGTTTTGTCGGATTTTGTTGAAAGGGTGAGAATTTATGGATGAGTATTTAGTAAGAACAGCCAAAGCATTAGAGATGGCTCGAATGCGTTCCGGCTTGAGCCAGCAGAAGTTGGCAACACGGATGGGCGTGAATCGTGGCACAATAGCAAATTGGGAGCAAGGTCTGGCAGCCATCTCCCTGCCGATGGCTATGCGCTGGTTCACCTGCTGCGGCGTATCGGCGGCTCGATACATAGACGTTTGCATTCATCCGGGACTACTTGAACACCTTGAGGACGACCTTTCCGATCTGGAGAAACGGCGGATTCTCATAGATGCTATGATGGAATGTTCATCCTATGAGATAGATGCCCTGTTATATATCCGGTACGGAGATCACGGTTCAGACCACATCGGCGTGCTGACGGAGATTCTAGCAAACCTCCACACACCGTTGAAGGACAGGGTTGCTGTCTGCCGGATGGTGTCTGGTAGCTATGAGATAGTGCAGGCTACCGGAACAGACCCAGACCCGAACGGTACCGCCCCAAAGATGGAGATTCTCTATCAGGCACAGGACGCCGGAACAGAAGCAGCCATGAAGTCCAACGATTCCTATACCGTGAATCCCAATAATATAACTGGATGATTGTCGAATTATCGAAGTTTTTACGGTATACAGGGGGACGTGCTCCACTTTTTGTACACAATAGGTCTGTTATAAATATGGTTTTGGGTTGTCATTTTGTCCCCCATAGAATCGTAAATGGTGGATTTTTGCAGATGTAATTAACGAACTCGCGTGAAATTTTCGTTCATCAAAGCGTGACTTGTCAATTCGTCCCCTATTGGTGTGATTGCACTCCATTTTCTGTACACGATAGAACCGTCAGGTAGGTTATAGGGCTTGATGGACGTTTCTTATTCAGCAAAAAAGTTGTCGTTTTCCACAATCTGCCCGTTGAAGAGAAGAAATTGTTGAAAATGTATCGTCGTCACTATTTGATGATGATTATTTATCTCTTGTTTATCTCTTGTTTATATATATAGTAAGAACGTGTACAAAAAGTGGAGCATTGTGTACATAAAGTGGAGGAACGTGTACAAGAAATGGAGAGTATCGTGTACAAAAAGTGGAGTATCGTGTACAAAAAGTGGAAGTCGATTGTTGAAAAAATAATTGTGTACAGAATCATTGACGTGTACACGATACAGTGGTATAATAGGGTAGAAGAAATGAGGTGATGCAATGTCAGAATTGACAGGAAACAACCTTGTCGAAAAGAGCAAGGCATTGGTTTGGGCGAAGTTTACGGACTACACAGCGGGTGAGCTTCGGCTGCTTGAAGTCTATCTTAGCCGTATCAATCCGAGAGACCCGGAAAGCTCCAACGTGTCGTTTACGCTGGCTGAATATTGCAAGCTGCTGGATTTGAAGCTCAATTCAAAGAACTTGAAGTCGCAGGTTAAGCACTTTTTGGGCAACGTGGTTTCAGTACCACTGAATGCAGATGGAACAGAATATGTGATGTATCCGCTGTTCACAAAGGCAGAGGTCAAGTACAATCGAGAATCCTTGTCCTATGACGTTTCAATCAACTGTAATCCTGATTTGCGGCCTGTGTTTTTCGACATTGCAAGAAGCGGCTACGTCAAATACCGTCTGCGCTATACGATTGGGATGAAGCAGCAAGCATCTATTCTGATGTATAGTATGATTCGAGATTGGATGAATCGCTCTCTAACATCAAACAAGATTGGTTTGAAGCAGCTGCGTGACCACTTGGGGGCAAACGATGCAAGTTATGACGACTTCCGGGCTTTACGCCGCAGAGTTCTTGAACCAGCAGTGGAAGAGATCAGCAACGTTTCAGACATCGTCGTTGACTTTGAGAAGATTTGCACAGGGCGAAAGGTCGTAGCGGTTGAGTTCCGATTTGGGTACAAATCCAAGCAGCCCGTCATAGATGCCGATTCTAGCGAGGTTGATTGTGAGGCGGATAATTCCAAGCCGGAAATCAAAAAAGCCGCAAGAAAGCCCCGCACAAGCGGATACGAAGGGTATGACTGGTCTGTGTGTGATGCTCTATCTGTCCAAGAGTGCATCGAGGTTGCAAAGGTTGTTGAGGTAAAGATGATGGAAGAGCATCCATCTATTAAGCTACCAAAGCGGAGAGATGCAGTCTACGACATTGTAAAGGCCGCGTGTGCAGATATTCTTTCAATCAACCGTGACCCTTGGCCTGACCATCCGAAGCGGTATCTGATTGGTAGCTTGAAGAAAGACGGCGCGATTGAAGAGTATCTTCCGGCATTTTATGAGATTGACGCACTGCAAAAGTAATCAGACATAGAAAATAAAAGAAAGAGTGATAAAATGGCAAAAATTATAGCTGTCGCCAACCAGAAGGGCGGCACAGGAAAGACCACCACAAGCACCTGCCTGGCTGGTGCATTGCAGTTGCTTGGAAAGAAAGTGTTGCTGGTGGACTGCGATGCCCAGTGCAACGCAACGGACACCTACGGTGCGCAGACAGAGGACGTATGCACCCTGTTTGATGTGATGACCCGGCAAGGCACGGTAGAGGAAGGAATCCAACACTGTGAAGCTGGTGACATTCTGCCGTCTGACAACGCATTGAAGGACATTGACGAGCAGCTTGTCCGGGACATGGGCAAGAACTTCCGGCTGCGAGAAGCCCTTGAAAGCGTGTCTGGACAGTACGATTACATTGTGCTGGACACTCCCCCGCAGCTTGGTCTTGCGCTTGTGAACGCGCTGATCGCCGCTAACAGCATCATCGTGCCCATCACGGCAGACCGTTACGCACTGGCTGGTTTGAGCCAGCTTTCGCAGACCATCGGCGATGTTCGCAGATACTTTAATCCGACTTTGAAGATTGAAGGTCTGCTCCTGAACCAGTACAAAAGTCGTGAGAACCTGTCAAAAGAGGTTGTGGAGCAGCTCCCTGTGATTGCACAGAGCATGGGAACAACCTTGCTGGATGTGAAGATTAGACCGTCTATGGGCGTTCGCAAGGCACAGGCAGAGCGACACAGCCTGTTTAATGGCGACACGGCAAAGAGCACCAGCGCAGAGGATTTCAAGGCGTTGGCGAAGAAAATTGTAGAGGAGGATAAAAATGGAAAGCTTTGACGTTATTGCAAGCGTTTTGAGACGTTTGAAAAATTATATGAAAACAGACATCGAAGAATTTGAAACATACCGCCATAAAGAGCTTAGGAATGAAGAAAACTTAGGCTTACACGTCCAAACGGAGGAAGAAGAATGAAGTCAACCAGCAAAAAATCCACAGGCTTGCTTGGCGGCTTTGATTTTCAGCCTATTTTTTCGGAACAGACATTAAGCCGAAGTGAGCCAAAGGAAGAAGAAGTAAGCCAAGCAAAGCAGAACGAAGCCGAACAAGCGCCGATTAAGCCTAGTGAAGCCACAGACAGCCTTACACAGCCTAATGAAGCACAGTTAAGCGATATTAAGCCGAAGCGAGCCGAAGACAGCAAAACACAGCCGAACAATGCCGTAGTAAGCGAAAGTAAGCCAAAGAAGCTGAAACAGGCGAAAGAAGTTCAACGCCTTATCGAACAAGGTGATGTATCTGGCGCATTAGCCGAAGCTGGTTTGACAAAGAAGAAAATCCCGATGCCGGAATCGCATCAAGGCGTTGCAAGTGGCGATGGCAAGCGTTCAAAGCGTATTACCATCCTTATGAGCGAGGAAGAGCGCAAGTACATCAACCGTGAAGCACGGCGGCACGGAATGACGATTGGACAGTTCGTGTATGCTTTGGCTGCTGCGGCGGCAGAGGGAAAGATTGAGTTGGAGGATTTCTTAGATGAATGATAGCGAGCGACGCCTTATTCGATTTGTTTGCGATGGAGATATGCAAAACGCACAAAAAGCCGTTAAAATCATTTTGAATTCTATATCATCCAAAAAAGATGAGCAGTTCAAAGAAAATATGTTTCGCAAGTTGGAAAGCAAAAGAGAATTTATTGAATTGCCATATAACTTACAGCATCTTTTGATCGCAGAGGATACAGAAGAATTTCCAGAAGCAAGATTCCTTCTTAGGAACGAAGAAAAAAGTATAACGCAGAAAATCGTTGCTATTTATCGAGCATCTGAAAAATTAAATGAAATGGGCATTCCTTATTTGCCAGCATTGATGCTTTATGGACAAAGCGGATGCGGAAAAACCATGCTGGCTAGGTATATCGCTCATAAAGCAAAACTTCCGTTTTTAAGAATTCAATTTTCAAGTCTAGTTGATTCGCACTTGGGGCAAACACAGTCTAACCTTGCAAGAATTTTTGATTATGTGAGAACTGCTCCTTGCGTTCTTTGTTTTGATGAAATAGACGCGGTCGGAATGGCTCGTGGGCAAAAAGATGACGTTGGGGAAATGAACCGTGTGGTTATTGCGATTATGCAGGAAATGGATAGATTGCCGAACAATGTCATTATTATTGGAACGACAAACCGATTTGATAGGCTTGACCCTGCACTTGCAAGAAGATTTCCGTTGCAATACGAATTAAAGCCGTTGTGCCGTGCGGATGCAGAAATACTTTCTAAAAGGTTCTTTGAATATGCAAGAGCGCAATATGAAAACATAGCTTATGAAGATAATGTCCCCGCATCTACAGTTATCAAAGAATGTACAGAGCGAATTGTAAATCAAGTTCTAAATCAAGAGGATTTCTTGGAGGATTGACGATAAAAGTTAAGTTCTAGGGGGATTACAATGAATGTGATTAAAAATCGTGATTTAGAAAAAGAAGAAAGAAACCTTAGAGAAAAATTTTACGGAACGGGAATCCAATTCTATCGTGAGGGCAATGGCATCGATAGCCCAATCACAATGATTATAGGTTTTCCAAGCATCAGAAACACACCGGACGAGGTTGCATCCATTAGTGAAAAACTGATGGCAGCAAGTAAAGCGGCGAAAGAATTTAAGTATAACGGATATTTTGTGGATTATCTCTAATCCGATAAAAGCTGAGTTCTAGGAGGATTGACGTATGATTGCTTATAGACCTTGTCGTGGTTCGTTGAAAAACGCTCTAAAAGAAACAAGAGTGTTTCGCAACAAATACCAAATGAAGCAGAGAATCGCAAATGAATGGAATCTAACCTGTGGAAGAAAAGAATTGAATCCAGATAATATCGTAATTTCACAAAACGAATATTCCGATTACAAGAGCGGGTGGCAGAGAGTTCGCGATGTTTACATTACGAAAATCGGAAGCAGGAACCTTATTGATGAGTTAGGAGCGGTACAATGTATTGGATACTGTTCGTATGACATTTCAAACGCCCCTAAAATTGGGCAGTGGATAAACGTGAAAAACGAGATGCCAGACGAATGCAATCCGTATGTTATTGGATTTAGCCCAGACGAATTTGATGTTGACATTGTTGGATATGAGCAAGACTTTGGTGAATGGCGAGATAAAAACGGAAAACCTCACAATATTACATACTGGATGCCGTTGCCTGAACCGCCTGTAAAATATTGAGATAGCAAAGGAGCAATATATGGAAAATTTCTATTGGGTCAAAATCCAGTACGATGATGACAAAAAATGCAGACACTTTCAAGCTCCGTTCGTGTTATTTGCAAACAGCAAAGAAGAAGCAAAAGCGAAAATCGAACGAGAAGTTCCCGGCAAATTCTCCATCGTTGGCGTTGTGGAACTCGACAAGAGCCTTGTATTCCATCCGCAAGAATTATTTGATATAAAAGCAAAATCTGTACTTTGGGAATAAGGAAAACGCTAGAGGATAGAACAGGCAGCTATCGCCCATCGTTAGGAGATGTGGGAATCGTCACCCCACCTAGCTTTTTCAATAGTAAACCCCTGTGTAGTCGTAATGACCGCACAGGGGTTCTGCTTTACTTATCAGCAATGCAATCCCAGTAGAGATATGCCTTGCCATCTGCGGCATCTGCGTCTTCGAGGAACGCCTTTGCCATGTCAGCGTAGAAGCCCGGAGTGTCAACGGACTGACGCTTTGCGACCTGACAATAATCCGAGTACATCATGTTCATGACTGCCCAGAAATCGTTCGGGTCACAGGTGATATTGCGCTGTTTGGCAACGTCCTGCGTCTGCTCCAGCGTCCAGTGACAGCCCTTTGTGCCGTCAGCATTCACCATGCTGTCGCACCATTCCTCCGCTTCATCGTGGGTGAGGTGCTGGCGGGGCATCCTGATGGAGCGGCTGTCTGCACCGCCACGTTCGTACTGACCAGACCGCTTATCCCAGTCGCCGTTCTGCGAGAAGCCGATTTGCGGCATTCTGCGCCCATTCTCTACGTCAGGGTAGCGGGGGATAGGGTAGTGGTCGATGTAGCGGTTCTCCTCCTGCGGATAGTAGGGGTAGCGGTCGTTGCCGCCCTCCAGCTTACGCAAACGGCGTTCCATCTCACGCTCCCTGCGGTCACGCTCTTCCTCAAGGCGGTCACGTTCAGGCTCACGGTCTTTGTCGTGGTCGCGAAGCATCATCATGCGGCGAAAATTGTTCTTGCCCATAATCTACACCTCCTTAAGAAATGGACGCGGGCGCACCAGCGTGGGAACGGCAGAAGCAGCCAAGATACTTGAACGTGCCGGTGCCGGTCGCAGATGTTGCAACGCGGGTAGCGTAGCGGGTGCGAGTGTGGATGCTCTCAGCGGTTGCCTGAGCGCAGTTGCAGTCTGTCAGAGGGTATGCGGTCGTACCTGCGCCAATGGTAATGACCACAGGGGCGTTGATGGTGGTCGTGTCCGGTATGCTCTGGGCAACCACGATGCAATACTTCTCTCCGTTCTGGTATGCACCAGCAGGGATGTTGATAGTCAGCGTATCGTTGGCGAACGTAACAGACTGGCTCAGAACCAGATGGGGGCAGAGTTTGCAGCTTGTTTTGCAAGCCATAATGTTTTCCTCCTAAAAAATCAGGGGCAGAGGTGTCTTACCCCTGCCCCGATGGTTCACCCGGTTTTATCGGGGAGTGTGTTGGTTAGCAGCAGCCGCAGCAGTTCACGCCCACGTTGGGGTTTGCCACCTGATAAGCGGGAATCGGACGAGGATTCACACGGTTCAGAATGGTATCAGTCTGCTGGGACATCACGGTGGTCAGAAGCGCATTCTGACGATCCTGAGAAGCCGCGAACTTCAGGCTCTGGTTCTCAGCGGTCAGAGTGGCAATCTTGTCCTGCGTGAAGTAGTCCATCATGCTGCGGAAGTTGGCGTTGCAGTTGTCCACGATGGCGCGGGCATTGTCTGCGATAGCCTGACGGGTGGCGCAGTCCTCCGTTGCGATGGTGTACTTCAGGTCGCCGATCAGCTGCTTGTTCTCGCAGCAGCAAGACGCCAGCTGCGTAGCAAGTGCGGTCTGACCAGCCTGCCGAGCGTTGCCCTCCTGCATGATGGCAAGGCTGATGGCGTTGTCGCCGTTGGACACGCTGCGTTCCAGACCGTTCACGAGCTGTGCGTTCTGGTAGCCAAGCTGACAGATGGCGCTGTTCACGCCTGCAAAGCCGTTGGCGATGTTGGTGTTGACGCCGTTCATCTGTGCCAGCTGGTCATAGCCCAGAGAGCAGATACCGCTCTGGATGCCAGCCAGAGAGCGGGAGGTATCCTGCTGGTAGAAGCCCTCAGACAGAGCCGCACGGGTGTCCGCACCGCCCTGACCGGTTGCGCCAGTGCCGACCAAATAGGGGATGTAGGCGTTCATGCCGTTGTCGCCGCCGTTCCGGCCATAGCCGTTTGTACCCCAGCCGAAGATGATAGCGAGGATTATGACAGCCCACAGACCTTCGTTGCCGAAGAATCCGCCGTTGTTATTGCCGCCGTCCTGCCCGGCCAGATAGCCAGTTGCAAAATCGTCCATAACAAAACTCCTTTCAGTTTTGCGTTATGCTATCCCACCGCCGTATGCGATGGGCGAAGCCAAACAAAAGCGGTTTTTGTCAAGTCCGCAAAACTGAGAAGCGTTTCGCTTAGAGGGATGCGTTATCGGGGCAGCGTCAGATTCAGAACGTTTGCCAGCTGGTTCAGGTCAATGCCACGCTCTTTGGCGAGGTTCTGCGCCATCGTCCTGAGCTGTGCTTCGTTCTTACCCTGAATCAGGTTCAAGCCCTGCATGATGGGTGCGCTCTGCCCGCCCAGCTGCTGGATAAGCCCCATCGGGTTTTGTCCGGCACGAGCTAGATTTGCAAGTTGCATAATAGGGCTGTGAGTAATCATATCAAACGGAGAGGACATTTTTATTCTCCTTTCTTTGCGGTGGCAGAGGGCTTAGAAAAACTCTTCTGCCATTTTTCCAGTTCATCCAGCCGATGCACAAGGGTGTTATACTCTTCAACAGGCACATACTGCTGTGTCGGTGCAGCGGTCTGCTGTGCCTGTTGTGCCTGTATCTGCCGCCATGCTTCTGGGCTGTAAAACTCTAACACGTCAGATTCACAAGTGTTTGGATTCAGACGTTTGCAGTAGATGACCCCACTACGCAAATCCGGGCAATACGTCCATCTTCCGTACAGATCAGATGGAATTGCTAAAAACTCCTCCCTGCTGGAAACAGGTCTGCCAAGCAACCAACCGCCATCCTGTGCCGGCTGCTGAACAGGCTGCTGCCCATTCATCGGCTGCGGACGCTGCGGTTGTGCCTGTTGCATCTGCGTGTTTGGTAGGGAAGTGGAAAGACCCACCGTTCCCATGCCGCCATAAGGGTTGACAGGCTGCTGCGGAACGTAGGGCGCTCCGGGTGTCGGGTAATAGCTCATAATACATCCCTCCTTGTGTGACCAGTGTACCGCATCAGCAAAAAGCGAAGGACAATGAACGTACAACGAAGGACAAAAAAAGAAAAGCGCCCACACGGAAAAATCCGCATGAGCGCTTAACTGTTAAGGGCTTCACATTGGAAGCAAAAATAAAATATCACGTTTTGACTTGTAAGACAAGAGTTTCGACAAAACTAGTGTGAATAAAACAAAAATCAAGAGCGGAACCGCCCACAGGCAATGCCGCTCTCTACAAAGGCCGTAGCCTTTCAAATCATAAATCGTATGGCGTATAATGCAAAGACGCATATACCGATAAAACCACGCCTATAAATGCACTATGCCAAAACGGAAGGACGGTTTTTAGAGCGCTCGATGTCGCCCCAAAAATAATCAGAGTGAACAAAACACGGGACAAAAAGCAATATATTTTATTTGCCATAATTCATATAAAATCGTCTCCCGCATGGTACGCACTGCAAGTAGGCGGGCAGGAGACTGTATCATCTTAAAAGACCCGCCATGATACGCATCGTTGAGAGGCTTAGCGGGTTCAGATATCCACCCTGTTGTGCTTCTTCGAGAGGCTGGGTGAATTTGTTGAGATAATTATACCACAATTCGTGCAAAAAGAAAAGCGGCAGACCCGAAAGCCTGCCGCTTCAATGCGTTTCGTGAGAAATCGCACCCGATTGAAATTATTGTATCACACATCTAGCATTTTGTCAATGCCTTTCAGTCGGTAGCCTATCGCCGTCCGGCTGTAATGCGTCTGTGCTGCAATGTCCGGCAGCGGGAGCCGCTCAACATACCGCAGTAAGGCTATCTTACGGTCTACCCTCCCAAGCGGTGCGCTTTTAATGGCGGCGGTCATCTGCTGTCGGTCAAGTCCTTGCAGGCACAGTGGCAGCACCACACGAGCCGCCGCCACAGGTAGCACCGAGCCAGAAAGGCTGCGGCAGCTGTCCGGCGTTGCGCACCATATTGCCAAGCACGGCAAAATGGTGACGTTTTGTCACCATTTTCGTGATACCACGAAATTGTTCTTGCGCGGCGTACATCCCGGTGACGTCACCGAGATGGCGGTATGTAGTGCTTGCCATGATATTACTCCTTATTGTGAACAATGAGATAACGAATTGCGGAAATTTTGACGATAACGCTATCGTCCGGGTTGTTTTGTTGCACACCGCAGATACGCGTTTCATGGATTCAATCAAATCGAGCAAATCTTCGACATTTACTGCGTTCATATCATCGCTCCTTGCTTAGTGCCGCTTTCATGTAGCTCATAAATTACCCCTTGTTGATGGTAGGCTTCTTTTCTGCAAGTGCCTTTTTCATCATGCTGACGGCCTTTTCGATTACGCTGTCCAGAACTTCATCGGTGATGAAAGGTTTCAGCCAGTCCGGCAGTGCGCCGCGCAACGCGGCAAAGACCCGCGCCTTTTTCTTTGCGCCCTGACCGCTGCCCATAATGCTGTCCTCAGCGATGGTTACGAGCTCCAGTGCCCACTGCTTGACGTACTGTTTGTAGCCCAGCCGGATGGCACCAACGGCCAGCGCGGCAAAGCCAATGAACATCAGTACCAGTGCGATAGGTGCGGGGATAAAGTTAAACATTGCTTCCATAGTTTAAGCTCCTTTCTGCTGTTCAAGATCTTCGATGCGATGGTTTGCCACCTTAATTTGTTCTTCCAGCACTGGCACACGCTGAGCGAAATTATTGTGCGCCCGAACTTCCCGGGTCAGCTCGTCCAGCTTAGTGTCGGTAATGGCCTGCTGTTTTTCCAGCTTGGCGTCCATGTTTTGAGCGGCCTTGCTGTTAGAGATAAGCACGCCGATCAGGCTCAGGCCGCCAGTGATGAGCGCTACGATGATTGCGTCGCTCATGTGCCCTCCCGAAGACGGGTCAGACCCTTCTTGCGGATGATTTTCGGGTAGTTGAGGGTGGTAACGTTGAGGTCTACGTTGCCGGAGATGCCCGGCACGCGGCCCTTGCTGGTGTGCTGGTGGGAGTTGTACTTAAAGGTGACAGCAGGCGGCTCGCCCGTGTAGTCGGCCAGCCAGACGTCCCACCGAGAAGACAGCCGAGCCATGTCCAGCTCATACTTGTAACCGGTGTAGGTGTACAGTTGGGCGTAAAAACCCATCCGCTCCACCTGTTCCAGCGCGTAAGCGGTGAGGTTGGTGAGGTCGAGGGTGCTCATGGGCTTGAGCTTGTTTTCCTCCACGTCCACCGCCACAGGAAGGGTCAGCTCCTTGCCGTACACCGCCTGCCGCACAAGGGAAAGCTCTGCATCGGCCATCGCTTCGCTGGTGGCGTAGGTGTAGTAGTATACGCCCACGTCCAGCCCCGCCGCTTTTGCGTTGCGGTAATTGGTCTCAAAGGTCGGGTCGATGTACAGGCCGTCTGCCCGCTTAGAGAGCTTGCGGTTGGTACTCACCGTCTTGAGCATCGCTCCCTTGTAACCCGCCGCTGCCACCTGCGCCCAGTCGATCGCACCCTGATAGCGGCTCACGTCGATGTACCGATAGGGCGGGTCGCCCTCCCATCCGGCGGCGGTCTCCTCAACGGGAGTCTCTCTGGGCGTTTCCGGCGCAGGGCTTTCGCTGCCCCAGCCAAAGAGCACCTTCACCAGCCCCGCCAGAAATTCCAAAAGTTTTTCCATCGCTTACTCCTCCTGTACGATCTCCTCAAAGCCGCTCTTGATAAGAATTGCCTTGACCTTCTCCTTCAGCAGGCGGGGGCAGCGTTTATACAGCGCCTTTGCCTCCTCGACAGTCTCAGCAGACATGATTTCCTGTGCCCATAACATAGCCATCATACGTACCAACCTTTCTAATTTTTGTGTGATTTTATGCATAAACAATCTCGCTCATTTCAAGCAAGCATTGCTTGAGCATCTCGTTTTCTTTTTGCAGCGCTTCAACCGTCTCCGGCAGCTTCTCTCGGGCTTCGGCCTTTTTGCGTGCTTCTTCCTGCGCAGCCAATTCTTCGGCGGTATAGCGGATGTACTTCTGGATGGGCACCTGTTCCACCCATTCCTCCTGCGCCTGTACGCCGGGACGGTCAACGACCTTCCGAACATCCTTGCCGCCGTTCGGATACTCGGTCACGGTCTCCCAGTGCCACTGTTCCTCCACGCCCTCTACGGCGGGGTGGGTGATCTCTTCGGTGCTGCCGGTCAGGTAGCCAAGGGTCAGGTCAGGGTTTTCAATGGCTGCACCGTTCTCGTCAATGATCTTCATGGTTCAAAACCTCCTTTCTCAGGCCACGCGCCGCCAGATGTGCACATAGTAAGCGGCAGGCTGCACGGTGGCGCTGCGGCCGTAGATGGCATTAGACTTGGATGCATCCAGACTGAACTTATATACATCAGAAAAGGAATTGTATTCGCCCGTAGATGCGATCACGTTGCCGGCAGTGAATGCGCCGGATACCTTATGTTCACCCTTTTTTACATCCGCGACAAAAGAGCCTGTGATGTTCGGCAGTCCGGCCTTTACTGTGGTGCCCGCTGCGTGGCTGCTGCTGGCACCCATCAGCACGCGCTCCGATGCGATCTGCTCCCATGTGCCGCCAAACAGGGCGGCAGGGCTGGTGGGGTCGGTGCTCTGGTAGATGCTGCCCACCGGGTAGGCAGCGGAGCTGGGTGCGGCCAGCAGAGCATCGACATCTTCCTTTGTATAATAGGAAGAAAAATCGGCACCGAAGGTGCGCAGGGCGTTTGCCTTTTCGGCAGCGGTCCATTCCCCGGCGGCTGCGGCGGTGGTCAGAGCCTTCTTCACGCCATAAGGCAGCAGGGCTGCGGTCAGCGGCAGAAGTGCATCCGTCATGCTGTCCAGCTGTTCGCGGGCAGCTGGTGCGGTGATCAGGGTTCCGTCGCTGCGCACGTTGATGCCGCAGGCGGGGTCCACCCGCACTGCGCCGGGGGCCGAAGCCGTGGGCACCGTGCTGCTGCGCAGATAGGGCGACAGATCCGGCATGGCGGCAGTATCGGTCAACACGGCCCCGGTGTTGGGGTCCACGCTCAGCACCCGAAGCAGCTGGCCGGAGACCGGAACTGCCGGGCAGGGAAGCGCCCCCACATCCTGCGCCGTCAGTTTTACGATGCCGCTTTTGCCGTTCACGCTCACTACCTGACCGTCGGTAGGCACCAGCTCCTCTGCCCGTGCGGCAGCAGCCTCGGCACGGGCTGCACAGCGGGATGCAGCGGCACTGTCGGCGCTGGTGCGCTGTGCCGCGGTCTGGGCCTGTGCCGCATTGGATGCCGTGCTTGCAGCACTGGCTGCGGCACGCTGCGCGGCGGTGGAAGCGGTACTGGCACTTTCCAGCACACGCGCCACGAACTGCTCATACTGCGAGGGCGGCAGCTCTTCCACGCCGCCGTCGGTGGGCAGGATGGCGTAGGTGTCGTAGCTGCCGGGCCGGGTATAGGCGGCGTAGCCGCTGGCATCGATGGCTGCCAGCATCCACTGTCCGCCGGTGCTTCCGGTCAGGCGGCGGTCCACGGTGACGCAGTGCTGCGTGTCCAGTGAGACCGGTGCCAGCAGGGTGCCGTCGCTGCGGCGCAGGTAGAGCGCAACGGTGCACCCGGCCCATGCTTCCGGCAGCGTGAAGCACAGCTCGTCCACACCGGCAGCGTTCTGTGCACCGAGGTGCAGGCGGTGCGGCTGGGACAGAAATTCGGTGCCGCCGCACTGCCTTTGAATGATCTTGATGTTCACTTGAAAACCTTCCTTTCTGTTTTTTGTTTGATTGTACAGCCGCTGCCCGGCAGCTGCCAGTGTGGTCTTTTGCTGCACAAATTTCTGTGCTTCGGCATTTTGCCGGAAAGCGCTTTTCATGGGTAATTCGCACAGTTCTTTGTGGGTGAAAAATGGGATGAAAAAGAGGTGGCTTTGTACGGAAAAACCAGCGATTTTTGGCCGCTTGCCGCATGGGAAAACGAACCCAAAAGTGCAGTTTCCGGTGCAAAAAGTCCAAAATAAATGTTAAAAATTCGTGAACAAAACACCCCAGAAAACAGGTCGAAAATCGGAAGGAAATAACCGAAAAAACAATATTTTGGAGAAAACAATGTTAAAGTTGCACAAAAAATAACGTCAAAAAACTAACAAAGTATGAGAAGGTGATTTGACAAATGGCCATTGGACTGGTAAAATAAGAGCCGCTCAACGGAACCAACAGA